ATGTGCGGTCGCATCGTCCAGAAGTCCGGGCCGCTCGACTACGTCGAGCGGATCTTTCCCAATCCTCGCCGCGTCTTCAATGACCCGACCGGCCCCCGCTACAACATCCCGCCAGGGACGCGGCCCATGGCAATGCACCGCCTCGCCGGCGACTTCGAACTGGAGCGGCTGCCCTGGGGCTGGCGCCCCCACAATTCCAAGTACCTCATGTCAAACGCGAGGCTGGACAAGATCCTCGCCAACGCCTGGCCGTGGAAGTTGCTGACGGCCCATGGCCGTATCGTGGTGCCGGCGGACGGCTGGTATGAATGGAAGCCCCTGGCCGATGGGTCGAAGCCGCCCAAGCAGCCGTACTACATCCACGCCACCGACAACGCGCCCCTTTTCTTCGCCGGCCTGAGCAACTGGCGGCCGGACGCCGAGAAGGACGAGGCCCACGGTTTCGCCATCGTGACCAATGACGCCGCGGGCGGCATGATCGACGTCCACGACCGCCGGCCGGTGGCGCTGCCGCCCGGCCTGGCCACCCACTGGATGGATCCGGAATTTCCCGCCGCCCAGGCGCTTGCGCTGTTGGAGCACGGCCTACCGGAAACCGCGTTCACCTGGCATCCGGTGCGCCAGGAAGTCGGCAATTCGAAATACCAGTTGCCAGACTCCATCGACCCTGTGCCACCTATGCCGTCGGCTTGACCCTGTCGTAGAGCACGATCGCGGCGACCAGGGACGGCTCCATGCCGTGACGCGTTCCGTTCGCCGCCCACACCTCGTATTGCCAGCGGTTCTGTGCGAACACACGGCAGATCGTCCAGCCTTGTGGACCGGCCCAGTAGTACTCGTCCCGCTGCTGCCAGTCCGTCACGTCCGCCATGTTCCGTCCCCTCACGGCCGAAATCGGGGCCTAATTGCACCGATCTCAGACCAAATTATACTGTACAAACATACAGTATTTTTGAGCAAGACCGTGCAATTTCAGTGCAGCGTGCTACGCACACACCACCTCGGCGAGCGCCGCCGCGACAACAACCCAGGCCAGCCCGTCGTGGGTACGGTCCGGATGTACTCCATGCTTCACAAGGGGCTGAATCGGCATGTGCCGCGCATGACCATGGAGGCCCTGGCGAAGTTCGGCGCTACTGTGCCCAGCGCCATCCCCGATCTACTGGAGCCCCAACTCCTGACCTTCGCGTCTGACCGCGGCATGATGGTGGTGGGGTTCGAAGAAATTGCCGGTGTGCGCTACTACCAGGGATGGTGGATACAGTGGGTGTCGGAGCGAAGCCCCTAACGCGATCCACTCCACGAACAATTATGCATTCATGATAGATTTATCACGCTCGCGACGCCCATGCCGGCCGCCGCCGAGCATTCGCCCCAGCCCCCTCACGGGTTGGGGCGTTTTCGTTTGTGTCGTGCCACCCAACCGTTGCCCTCGCGCAACGCGATTTGACGAATTTGCCAATTTGACGAAATCGTCAAATTGGCTGCTAGAATGCCTTCATGAAACCAAGCAGCGCCACTATCACTACACCTGGCCAGCGGATCTCCCAGCTACTGGACGATCGCGGCTGGACCAAACGCGTCCTCGCCGTCGTGCTCGGCATAGACGAAGCGAGCATTAGCAGAATCATCGCGGACAAGAAGCCTCTCACCCCGAACCTCGCCCTCGGCCTGGAAGACGTCTTCGGTCTACCTGCGGAGTCGTTCCTGGAAGTACAAGCCAAGTACGACATTGCTGTTGCACGACTCTCAACCCCTGCAGATCCAACAAGAGCAAGTCGCGCAAAACTCTTCGGCAATTTCCCCGTTGCAGAAATGATAAAGCGCGGGTGGATCCACGCCGACAGCCTGAAGGACACGGAACAAGTGGAGGCCGAGCTCCTCCGCTTTTTTGACGCTGAAAGTAGCATCGAGGTCGAAGAACTACCACATGCTGCCAAAAAGACAGACGCCCTATCTCACACCTCGGGTGCCCAGCTGGCTTGGGTTTACCGGGTCAAAAAGATCGCGTCAGAAATGCTGGTACCGAAATACAACGAGCTTTCCGGTCGCAGAGCGATAAAGGAGTTGGCGAGCCTTCTTCGCTCTAAAGAAGAGGCTCGAAAGGTGCCAAGAGTGTTAGCCGAGAACGGTATCCGCTTTCTTATTGTAGAAGCGCTGCCATCTACAAAAATTGACGGTGTCTGTCTTTGGCTGAATGACCACTCACCCGTAGTGGCAATGTCCATGCGATTTGATCGCATCGACAATTTTTGGTTCGTTCTCAGACATGAGCTTGAACATGTACTCCGCGGAGACGGGAAAAAGTCGCCAATCCTCGAAGTGGACCTCGATGGCAAGTCGAACAGCGCAGATGCGGCCATTGAAGCTATGGAACAAGCAGCGAACGACGCTGCAGCGGAATTTTGTGTGCCTCGCAAACAACTCGAAGCATTCATCGCGAGAAAGGCGCCGTTCTTTGCGGATCGCGATATACAGGGGTTCGCGACCACTCTTGGCGTTCATCCGGGATTGGTCGCAGGTCGCCTCCAGCATCAGACAGGACGCTATGACCGCTTCAGGACTTACTTAGAAAAAGTCCGACACATTGTCGCTCCCAGCTCAATCGTCGACGGTTGGGGCGATTTCGTACCTGTCGACGATTGAGAGGTTCATCTAATTGAGCAATAAATCAACCGAAATGCAACGCTTCATCCGGCACTACAAGGAAGCGACCGGAGAAAAAGAAGTTGATATGCATAAGGTCGCGGAATTCGCGGCCCAATCAGGCTGGCCCCTGCCAAAGCCTCGCACCGCAATTGACCGTCTTGCTGAACAGTTCTCACAGGCTGCTCGCCAAGAGACAAGGCGCGACTCGAGGACCGGGCGTCCTTACCGTGCAAACCACGCGCTGCAACAATGGCAGGGGAAAACTCAGCTCACGCTTTGGATCGACATCGATGAGGCCCCACGGGGACCGATGCTCAAGTCACTGATTAACCGACGAGAGCAAATGGTGGGTGACGGCCTTCAGCTCACCCTGGACGCGGACCATTGGAACAGCATTCATCCGGACGAAGACCCGATCGCGATTCCGCTGGACTTCACAGACGACGTTGCTTGGCGTAAGAATGCCCCAGATGAAGACGAGAAAGCAGCTTAGAAAGGTGCGCCAACACCTCTAATCTGTGACCCCTCGACCCATCCGGGGCAGTGCAACTACAAATTGCTGCGCGATGTTAAAGGTCGAAGATTCACTCGTCAACCGTGCCGCGGCCCCAACGAGCCGCGGCACTTTCATTGCATCAAAGGCGGGGCGGCGTACCCCATTCTGACCGTGTTTCCATTCAGGGTCCGCCCCCGCCCAAGCACCCGCTTATCGTCCTCTCGCAGTTGCGTCCAAATTGACCGGTGTCCCTCCTTGCCGCATGCCCTTCCGCATCGCAAGACTGGCATGCCGTGAAGGTGCATTTCGTCTGAGAGAGGGCGTGGCTGGCAGCCAGCAACGATCACGAGGTGTAGCCTTAGTCGTATGCACCCCTGGCCCTTCGACAACATCACGCCCGAGCGTTGGGCGGCCCTTCCTGATGACGACAAGGCAATGATCGAGGCATTGACCGCCACGTTCATTGCCGAGGTTGCGCGCCAGCGCCGTGTTGACACTCAGGCGCCGGCCGTCGACGACCGCCCCTACCCTGCCCGCCGGTGAGCTTTCTCGTACTCCGCGATCACGGCCACCGCGAAATTCAGCGATGCCTGCATCGAAGCCAACATCTGCCGTACGGCTTCAATAGGATCAGTCATTGATTGCGCAACCCGCTCCGCTGGTGCCGCAGCAGCAGGTTTACGGATCGAAGCCACCCCGCGGGGCAGCCGTCCTCGCCGCGCGGCGTTCTTCACGGGCTGCAGGCCAGCGGTAGGTAGATAGGCAACCTCCGGCGCCTGGGACGCTTGAGCGAATTCTGAGTCGGTGCTAACTTCCATTTGTGATTCTTCCTTGTCCTACAGGGCTTGTCACAGACCTAACGCCTCGCTGGTTGCCGCCAGCGGGGCGTTTCCTTTTGGGTCTGCCCTGGTCAGTATGCCTAGCTCGTCGGTCGAGCCAAATTCTTTGTGCGACTTTTTGGTCTCTAACGAGACTGTTCTCATGAGCGTCAACACCTTGGATGATGTAGATGTGCGGTGTGCTCACCACGGCCTGGCCGCGCCTTATGCGGCATCCTCTTTCCTCAGCAGCGGTAGCACGGCCGACGACCACTTCACCTGCTGGATCGGCACGCCGGAACCATGCTTCTTGCCGGTGTCATAGATGCGCACGAAGGCCTGCCCAGCCTCCAGCGCCTCCCATTCGTCGCCGCGCTTGGCCTGCATCCCAGCCTCGGCCAGCAACAGGTTCACCTTTCGGCCCGACAGGCCGCCCAGCATCTGGCCCAACTCCGTCGGCGTGAAAAAGAGCGCCTCCTGGTTTTCGGCTTCCAGATGCCTGTGGCCCAACTGCTGAAGCAGATTCACCTGCGTGGCGGACATGACAGCCTGGTTGGCGGCGATGGCCGCCGCGTTCTTGTCGCACCCGAGCAACCGGGCCGCGCGGAACAGCGGGGGGAAGGCCCGGGCGGCTTCGGTGACCAACCGAACGGGCGAAGCGGCGCGATAGCCTCCGGTCTTCCTAATCGACGGCAACACTTCTTCGAACACCCAGCGTTCGAATTTCTCAGCGGCGGGCAATGCGCTATTCACGACGAGGCGAAACAGGTCAGGTTCATTGATGATACGAACGTCCTGGATGCCGCCCGCCGTGGGAAGGGGGTGGCGTTTTACCACCCCCTTGCAATGCAGCTTGAGGGCATTAACGGTATCGGCGTAGCCGAGGGCCACCGCGACATCCTTGCCGACAAACCACGGTTCGCCGCCGATCTCAATCGCGCGGATGGAAAAACCATCCTTCTGGTAAGGCAGGATCTTGCTCATTGAAGAGTCTCCGCAACACAAAGCACCGTGCTTTGTTTGCGAAAATACTAGTACCGTGCTTTATTGCTGTCAAGCACGGTGATGTACTATCCTCCGGGCCATGGCACGTACAGATCCCCAAGTGAATTTCCGAATGCCTGCAGATCTCAAAGAGCGACTTGAGGATGCAGCAAAAAAGCAGGGCCGCTCCGTCACTCAGGAGATCATCCAACGGCTCGAGCACAGCTTTACGCCTTGGGAGGAAAGGCCCTGGGAAGAGCGCATGGTGACCGACATCAGTCGAGCCATGCTGAAGCTTTTGACCAAAGACGAATACAGCATGCTGCTGGATCGAGTCAAAGCTGCCGGCGGTGCCGAAACGGTGAACGGGTACGCTCCGGCGGTCGTTCGATCTGAAGGCGATTTACAGCCGCCTATCCCTGATGGCCCTCGCCTAATGGAGATGGTGGCCAGCCTTCCGCCACCTGAATCCGAGAAAGACGCCATTGCAACCCAGCTCGCGCTGGCCGTTCTGCGGATGACTGGGAAGCTTCCCGAACCCTCGTCAGAAGATCTTGTTTTGATCCCAACATCACGCGACGCGATGCTAAAACCGCTAAGCACGATCGCCGGCTTTTTTGAGGGGCGGAACAAGGACAAGCACGGCAACCCCATTCTTGGTGACAACGGAACTCCCTCACGCACACCCAAGATTCCGGGTCAGAACGCACCAAAGAAAGGGCTAGGCCGCGCGCCAAAGGGCGACAAAGAGCAGAAGGACTGACCTCGCACCGGCCCGCAAAGACGGTTGCAGCCTGACGTCAAAAAGCAAAGCCGGCAAGTTGCCGGCTTTTTATCGTTCGGGAGGTCTGCTTTCGCGGCTCCCTGCGATGCCGTCTACCCCAAAGACATCAGACAGATTTCAGCCGACGGGTTGATGACCGTCCACATTGCGAGCTCATCAAGACAGCCTCCTAGGCTCTCTTCAAATCGACAGACCTCTTGTGCCGCTCAAGAACTGAGACGAAATCCCAATCGGGCAGCGCCGGCGCCCAAGCACGGAATCCATACTTGCGGGCAATGTCAGTAGCTAGGACATGTCCTCTATAACCAACTAACGCGATTTCTTCACGTGCCCATTCAAGAGTCTCGGGTGGACCACTATGCTTCCAACATGAATAAAGATAGCTGCGATGAAACGAAACAACTAGAGGGAAGTTGAGTATCTGGGCAGCGAGCGACATTGGCATATGCCTCAAATCTTCGCCGTCCGGCAGCCCCTCGAAGTCCGGTATCGAGTAGGACGGCTCCATCTCATGCTCTGGGTCGCCCAGATATGCATGTATTTCTGCCGCCGCCTCGGCACATGCTACGGCATAGGCCTCCAACTTCACGCAAGTGGCCAAGGCCGCATTGCGGGAGGCAAGCCGATCACGTCGGCGTTGAATGAACCATTGCGCGAGCTGGTTGATCAAGGCCGCAGTGAGGCCTGTCCCTAACATTTGAATCCACCAGACTTCTACCATCGCGCCTTCACCTTAAGAAATTAGCTTTGCGCATGATAAAGCGATTTCATGACGTTTAGGCCGCACTCATTGGCAGCTGCTGTTTAACTCAGAATGAGTTGACGAGAATTCACAGAACCAATCAGAATCTAGCCTTCAGAAACCTATCCAACGAAATCGTGAATACTCTACCACCACGCCGCACCTACACTGCAGTAGAAATTGCCGACCGATTCCTCCAACATGTCGCAGTTGGGCATCAGTATCTAACACCTGACTTCACGCAGGGAAGTATTTTTACCGTAGAAGAGATGGGATCCAACTTCTACGCCATACGAACTGAATCTGGGCTGTCACGTCTGTCTATTGACCTTGAACGAGTCCAAGCCGCCTATCAGTTTCTACTCGACAACAATGTAGGGCCAAATGACCCTATGGAGATACGGTCATCCGACGATCCGGATACAGCCGGACCGCTCTGCCGAGCAACGAGACAAGGGCCACAGAGGACTATTAATTATATTCTTCCCATTCTTGCAGATATGGGAGTGGTTGGTCTCAACGGGCAAACACAACCTAACACGGTGTGGCTTGCACCTAGAAATCGAGTAGCACCAACACCGACGATGGAAGTGAGCGTTGAATGACTCAACATCACACGCATGCAGACCAGTCCGGCAAGTGACATGCCCCGCAGACAACACTGGCCATAACATGACCATCCCCCTACTCGTTGCCAGCATGCTTTTTCGTATTAACTACGCCGAGGTTTTCCGCCGCCGAGCTTGTCTCGCAGCGACGTCTCTTGTCGTCGAGATAGGCAACGACACGGCGACGTGATATCTCTAGCGGATGAGATCGACGGTACCAGGCTTGTCCCACACAAAATGAGTCAAGCTGACTTTTTGGCTAGCTGCTCAACGATGCCCAGGACCCGAGCCACGAGAACAGAGTCGTCCACCGAATGGTGTGCACCGCCTTGCTCATTACTACTAAGGAACTGTGGAATAACAAGCTTTCTGACCTCATTTCTTTGATCATCACTCAAGCTCGCCATGAGTGGCTCCATAGCTAGCAACTGCAATTCAAGTCGCCGGTTTGCAATTTCCACCTTATTCGAATGCGATACTTGCATCGCCCCAAATCCACAAAGAAGTACAAAAGGCAAACCAACAGCCAAGTTACGTAATGCCAATCCGGCCGTGGGATCCCGCGAGAAGGTGAGCAAATAAGCAAAAACTGAAAGAGCAAGCCAACTTAAGAACCCAACAATAGTAACCATCTGCCAAAACCGCCTAGACCTCTTGCCCGCTTCAGCATGCTTATTATATCCTAATGCCCCTCCCTTTTCCCCAACAGCAGCCAGCAGCTTGTCTGCCTTCAGGTTATGCTGCCTGAGGATCTCTAGGACTTTTTTTGCTTCCCCCGTGAGTTCATTTATTTTATTTTCACGCTCATTTAAACTACCACCAACCATCCCATAAACCATTTGCTTCAATTGCTGCACATCCATATACGCAGGCGCCGGCAAATGTCCAACCAATCTGATAACAATCCCCCTAAGCTCCGACAGAGTATTTTTCACTATTTCCGGCGCCACACCACCGCCCCCCTCCGGACTGTGATCAGGAGGCCCGATTCGTTCCTGCATCGCCTTTAAGGCAGCTAAATCATTCGTCCCTATTCGAACAGCAGAAATAGCGCGCCGCGTGGCTGACCAGAACATTTCCAGATCTTCAATTTTCGCTTGATCAGTCTGATTCGGCCGCTCCGATATAAGCGTATTTAATCTAAAGAGGATTGAATCCAAAACACTGCAGGCTTCAGTAGCCACCAATTGAAAGGATGCATCGTGGTTCATAACGCGGAAGAGTTCGTTGCTGGGCCCGTAATGTTACACCCTTGTAACCAATAAAACATCTCATCATTGGATGATCATGAAAAGTCGAGACGGCCTGTAGAGCTCATAGTAACGAACCCGACGCCGTCATCGTCGATCCGTTGCTCAGTAGTCCTTCTTCCATTCCCGCGTAGCGTGATGGCGGTCGAGTAAGAACAGATCGGAGGTTGTAGGTATTGCCAAGGGTACAGGGGGGAAGCGCGGGAAAATCGGATCAATGACGAGGCATGGCGGTCTGCTGCAGCATTGAAAATCATTTCTGCTATGATGTCCGGCAATGGCGCCCGATTAGGGCGAACTACTGACTTGGGCCAACAGGTCCGCGTTGAAGTGAAGACGGAAGTCTCGATTGAGGTGGATTTTTCCTCCGCTTTTGTCCTAAAAAAACAAAGGAGAGTGAAATGAAGCGTCTAATCACGAAAGCAATCAAGAAATGTCTTATTGCCATAGTTTTTGGCTGGTGCGGATTCACGGTCATGCGGGGGTCTCTGGTGAGTATCGAATCCACCTCAGTCTGAGAGAACAAGTTTTCGCAGTGCGCGGTCGCCTGCCAGGATGACCAAAACGAGGTTCAATTCCTCACCTCCGCACCAAATTCTCTTTAACACCGTCTACTTCGGCCAAGCTTCCAGCATGGAATGATTTCGGGCGGCACACTCCCCATATTGCAAGGCCAGCTTCGTATAGCTGCGGGCGAAGTCGTCCCAGCTATCGCTGGTCAACTCGGGCACCGGCGGGCACGGCTGGGCCAGGTTGGCCGGCAGAATTGGCCAGGCGGACGGCTTCGTTGATGTGCTGCAACCGGCCAGCGTCAATACGGCAGCCAGCAGGCAAAGGGCTTTGGACTTCGACACGGGTGTACCTCTCGATGATCTTGGGCGCGGCGGCGCGCAGCACCGCCATGTTCGCTTCGAATGTGGTGGCGATGGCGGCCAGACGGCCGGTCTGGGCCTTGAACTCATTGAGTTCGGCTAGCGCATGATCGGCGTTGGCCTTGGCGATGCCGTCGTGGTAGCGGCTGGACCCGTACAGCACCACACCGGCGCCCAGCACCAGCACCACCGCGGCGCCGCCGATCCAGGGCGCGGCCATCCTCCAGAACGGGTTCACGGCTGCACCTGCGCGACGACCTGGCGATAGAGATCCGGCCAACTGTCCGGCTTGGGCTTGCCCGGCCGCCAGGTGCGCAGGTACAGCGCCCATCCAGCGTCAGCGTCACCGATAGTCGGCAGCGCCTTCGGATCGGTCCACAGCAGCAGCCGCGCCACGCCGGCGGCCAGCACGTCGTCATATTCCAGCGCGGCATAGATCGCGTCCGGGTCGCAAGTCACGCTGCGCGCCCGGCACAGTGCAGCCAGGTGGCCCTTGCTCGCCGGGTGCAGGTACACGCCCCACACGCCGCCGCGGCTCGCCCGCGAGCCTTTTTCGAACTGCCAGAAACCGCGCGCCGGTCCGCCGATCTGCCGCCGATGCAAGAATCGGCTTTCCTGCAGGCCGACGGCCAGCAACATGACCCGCGCTGCTGGCGTGCCCATCCGCGCCGGCAGCAACGCCAGCGCCGGCTCTATCGCCCGCTTCACAACCTCTTTCAAGTCCATGGTCACCCCTCCCCGCCAGTCCGGCGCCAGGGCAGCAGCGCCAGCACCTCTTTCACCCACGCCACAACCCCGATCTCGCGAATGCGCGACATCCACTGCATATAGGCACCCAGCACCCACCAGGCCGGCAGGCCCGCGAGCAACATGCTCGGCCCGAGGACATAGAACCTCGCCAGCGCCAGGTCGTCACCGTCAGCACCGTGCCGGGCAAGCCAGGTCATGGCCTCCATCAGGCTGGGCTTCCAGGTGAGGACGGCAACGGCCAGCGCCGGCCCGAAAATGAACGAGCACGCCACCGTGCAGATCGAGCGCACGGTGAACTCCCTTGAGGTCTTGGGCGGCATGATCAGCAGCCCGAGGATGGCGGCCAGCGCGGCAGGCGCGCCGTAGGCCAGCGCCACTTTCACCGCGGCGCCGCCGCCGAAGCCGGCAGATGTGGGTTCCATGCAGAAATTCCTTTGATGGGGTCGCATTGCTGCCTCCCGGATGGACGAAAAAAAGACCGCCGAGGCGGTCTATGAGCGATGTGGATGCGGGCGCCTAGTTAGCGCTGGGACAACCAGGCCGGAGCCACAGGACGCAGATCTGTCGACGGGAAGCCTTCCGCCTCCGGCCACTCTCGCAGGGCGTGGCGATACACCTGCAGCTCCTGGTACTGCTCAGCGCTCAATGTGGTGCTAATCCCGTCCTCGAGCTCGTCTCGATGGCGCTGGACCAAGGCGTCGGTCGCATCCAACCGCGATCCACGCCAGGCGCGCTCAGTGGCGGCCAACTGTTCGGGTGGCGGCGGATCAGGCTCCTTCGTCATTGGACCGCCGTCGGGTCCAGCGCAGAAAACACGACCCTGTGTTTGCTCAGCAAACAGCTTTTCGTACTCTTCGACGCTGACAGGGATGCCGTCGTCGGGCCAGCCTTGCGGACTGGCCTCATACACGTCCCGCAAGGTATCCGGGTAGAACGCCAGGCGGCCGGGTGAAAAGTAGTAAGTCATCGTCATTTTCCCCAAACCTCCCAATACAGCATCACCGAGTTCCACGCGCCATTGCGAAGGTACGCGCCAGTCGTACTTGGATCGATCAAACCAACGCCGGCGTCGTCCAGCACATTAAATCGTCCGGCATGCGTAACAACCCCGCCAAGGCAGACACTCGGAAAAGGGATAGGAAATGTGACCCATGCTTCGCCGTCACCGACTCCGCGCGAGAGTCCCCACTGCCGGATGAATCCCGTATCGCCGCAGCGCCACCAGCCTGTCGCGCCGAATTGGGCCGAGGAACGCCCCCTAGTGGCGGCATATGCGTCTAACGCTGCGCGCACGGAACCCGAAACATGAGCGGTAGTTGCGAGCCGGGTGCTGTTGTCCGTCAGCGCCGGGGTCGGGGCGGTAGGCGTACCGGTGAACGTCGGGCTGTCCAGGTTGGCCAGCCTGACGGGCTGTTTCCATACACCCCGGTCGCGCTCACGGAATTGCAGGATGCCGCTGCCAAGCGCGCAGCCCATCTGAAAACCATTGGAGTCGTACAGCCTGTGAAGCAAGAAGCCAGATCCGAGCCAGTTTCTCGGATTCGGAACGCCCCTCGCTACATAGAGTCCCGATCTGGTGTTTGGATCATCCAAATCGGTCAGACGATTGCTCGCCTCGACAGCATTGTCCGTAGCCAGGCCATATCGCTCCAAGGCCTCGATCGCGCGCATGGAAATAAAAAGGTCTTCGCTCACCTGGTCCGGCGTCTTGGACATCATGGCACCCTTGCCATTCCCGACCAAGTAGTTGCCCGCGGGAATCTCATCCAAGCCAGTCCCGCCGTGCGTTGGAGGCAATACGCCCGTGGCCGCGCTCATGCTCAACCCGGTCACTTCCAGGGTGACGTCCGCGGACCCATCGAACAATTTGGCCCGAGCCGTCGCCCCGCCGCTGATGGAGATATTGCGCGGCGTTTCCCATTTTGCGGCCGCGCCCACCGTCATAGATGGGGCCCTTTCCGGCAGGCGCTCAACCGGCACGGTGCCAGCGGTCAGCCTCGAGGCATTCAAGTTCTGGAATGCGTACGAGATCGCGTCGCTGCCCGCCGCCGTGAGCTCCCGGCCGGTCAAGGTGGCCACGGCCTCCAGATGCCGGTAAACCCAGGTCAGCTTCTGATCCGTGAACTGCTGCACAGCATTGAATTGCTCCACCGTCGGCGGCAATGACCCGATGTAGGCCCACCCCGTGCTGTACTGGGTGGCCGAGATCCGGTCCGTGGTGCCGTTCTGCGCCCACGTTGCCTTGAAGAGCTGGAAGAAGTTGGTTTCAGCCATCAGTGAATTTCCCGCGCCAGCACGCCGGCGCCAAAACCGTAGAAGCCCTGCTCACGAAAGCCAAACGGCTTTTCCGTTGAGCCGGAGATAATTTGCACGCCCACGCCAGCGGCCGCCGGCACCCACTTGTAGGGATTGACCATCAGCGGGTCGTTCGGCCCCGGAATCCGACTGACCCAGATGCGGATCTTGGCGTTGCCCGCGTCCTGCACCACCACCCTGCTGACATCGAAGATCGGTTTGAGCGAGGCCATGATTTCGGGCGTCGTGCCGTGGCCGTTGTTCAAGGCGATCTTCCAATACAGCAGCTTTTGGTACTCAGCATCGAGCAGCCGGGTAGAGCCGGCCACCGGCCGCTCGTTGGCCCGGCGCAGTCGCACCTCACCAAAGCCGCCGACGTTTGGTTGCCCGGCAAAGCCGAAGAACCGCACATAGATCGCGTCATCGATCATGCGCGGCAGCCCGACGATTTCGCCGATGCCGTCGAGCTGCCTGCCCTGAGCGGTATCCAGCCAGCGCTGCTCGTACATGGCGAGCAACGCGCCCTGCAGGCCGTCGGCCGGCTTCAGCAACGCCTTGACCAAGGCTTCAAGCCTCGGCTTGCCTTGGAACTGGCCCAGCCAGTGAGACCAGGCGATGCCGGCATGGTCTTGTTGCAGGTCCATCAGGTCACCTTGATACGGGATTGGTCAAACACGGCCACCTGGGAATCCAGGATGTCGATGTTGGACGTGGTGTAGTCAGCCTGGCGGGGGACGAAAGCGGGGTCGGTGGAATGAGCCAGCCGCAGATCCACCGTCGCAATGCCCGGCGTGCGGTAGATCGCGCCGAAGAGCCGCTGGCGGATCACGTCGTCCCCGATCGAGAAACCATCCCCCGCCGCGGCGAGACTTGCCGTGATCGCGTCGAATCCATCCGGCGGGAACGCCTGTTCCGAGGGTGGCAGCAGCGTCACCGCGCACCACACCCAGACAAAGACCCGTTGCGGCCGGTCGAACTGGATGGGATGCCGGGCGCCTTGCTTGTCGGTCACAACGACGCGTGTCGCCCCATGGGTATCGATGCCGCCCCCTTTGGTCCAAAAGATCGCCTGGGCGACTTCGTCGTCCAGACCGCCGTCCACGACCACATGGATGCAATGTGGCGGCCGGCCAGCCGCGTCAACGTCATCGCTGGTGTTCTGGAACACACGTAGCGCCCGCACGCCAGGCGCCTGATCCCGGATGTTGGGCGCGAGGCTTGGCAGGGTCGCCGCCCCCAGGCGGAACAAGCCGGTGGGATACCGCGCCCGTAGCGCGGCGTCATTCTCGGCCAAGCGCCCCGGGACGCCGGCCTGCAGGTTCTCCACCGCATCCCAACCATCCACGGCCGTCACGATGCCATTCAAGTCGCCCGGCGCGGCCGCTTCTTCCGACGGGTCGGCCGAGACGGTCAGCGCCGGCGAGCCCAGGCGCACCAGGTCCAAGGTCGGCGACCAGGTGAAAGCGCGCGCAACCCGGCCATCGGTTCGCAGTCGAATAGCCGCGCCGTCGCTGGAAACTGCCAGGCCCGTGGACGCCATCGCGGCCACGAGGCCGGCCAGGATCGCCGACAGGTTGGTGGTGGGTCCGGAAGTGTAGGAATAGGCCTGGCCGTCGACAACGACCTCGTACAGCGACGCGGGGGTCACCACGGGTCGCAGCCACACGTCGGCAGCGGCAGCTTTGCGGATCTGCGCATGCCCGGCGAGCGCCCAGAGGTTCTGGCTGACCCGGTGGCGCACCAAGGCGCCGGCGGGAACAGCCGTACCCTCAGCTCCATACAGGACGACATAAGCCCGTGCCTGCTGGTCAGGTTGGCGCGTCACCCCGGTGAAGGCGACCGACCGATCCAGCGACACGCCGATGGCCGAGCCGGGATACATCGACAGGTAAACGCCCTCCATTTGCTCCCAGAGGGCCGCCGCTCGCTCGGCGAAGGTGTCGATCAGCAGGCCGATGACACTGTCTGGCCGGGTTTCGATGGCATCGTTTACGCCTGCCGCCCTCAACCGGGCGCGCAGGTCTTCGATGATTTCCTGCCGGATTTCAGGCAGGCGCATGCGGACGAACCCGTCCGGCGTGAGACCGTAGGCCATGGATTACTCAAGAAAGTGGGTTCAGGGGCGATGCAGGTCGACTACCTGGGCAAGCAGGCCCGCCGATGTGTCGGCCTCGTAGGAGACGCGCAGAAGCCGCAGGCCGTGGTCGATTTCCAGCCCCAGGCGCCGGACGCGGGACACGCCAGGCACCTCACCAATCCGGGCGCGAAACGCAGCCTCGACCGCGGCTCGGTTGGGGGCCTTTACCAGGACTTCCTCGAAGTACGGCACGCCGAAGCTGGTATCGAGGAACCACTCGCCCAGGAAGGCCAGCAGCGTCACCTTGATCTGTTGCGCCACCTTGGCGGCGCCGTCGATCAACGAAGCGCGGCCGACAAGGTCCAGCGCCAGGTCGTGGTCGTCGGACAGTGCAAGATCGATCGTCATCAGACAGGTTTCTCCGTCATTCCGCCCATGCCGTTGGGGTGCACGTGTGTGGCCCCTACATCCTTACCGTCATGGGTAAGACGGCCGCCCTCGAACGCCACGCCGCCGCGGACGGTCATCGATGCACCACCCTCGCCTCCTTCACCGGACAAGCCCTGCGTGTACCGCAGCGGCCCGTTCACGGTCAGGGGCGTGTTGAAGGTCGTCTGCTCGGCCTGCACAGTCCAGGAGGACACCACGAAGCTCAGTGCGCCGGCTGGCGACAGCTTCACCGAGGCCTGGCCGTACTGAATGCTCAGATTCTCGGTATCGGCCCTGGCGATTCCCGGCCGCACCACGGGGCTGGCGAACGCGTCCGACAGGTCGAACTGGCGGGGATCGTCGGGCGGCCCGTCGTCGCCGGCCAGCCAGTTTTCGATGGAACGGGCCGAAAACGACAGCGTGACCGGGTCGCCCGGCTTGAGCGGGACCGATATGAGCGCCAGCGCGCCGTTCACGTCCCCCGTGAACCACCTGACCGGCACCCGGACGATCTGGGGCGGTGTCAGGACTTCGCCGTTTGCCAGGCGCTTGGCCAGGGCCGGGCGCGCGGTCACCGTGACGCCGTCATAGGACACGACTTCCCCCGGCAGGGTCGTGTACACGTCCGCCAGTTCCGCGTCGATCAGGGCCCGAAGCCCCGCGATCGGGTTTTTCATGTCTTTCTCTTCTCACGATGCGGCAGATGCGGATCGACCAACTGCAGCTCGGATTGCCAGTCGCCGCCGGCGCTGTCGCCGTAGTGACGCACCGCCTCCACCCGCTGAAATGCCTGTACCGTGCGGCTCTCCAGTTTGACCAGGTCGCCAGGATTGATCGTAGGCAGCAACAACGAAGTCACGCGCCAGCCGTCGAGCTGCTGGCGGGCGCTGGCCAGGCGGACGTCGTCGTTTGTCTGGCTGTCACGCACGCGGGCTTTTTCCCTTGCTGCTTCGCGCGTGCGCTCCGGATAGCCGATGAGGCCGGTGTCGGCCGCCAGCACCACCGCCTTGCGACGGGTCGTCCCGCGCCGGCCCACAACCTGCAATTGCTGGTTCTGGATCGACCATTCCAGGCCGGTACCCTGCGTCACCTTGTGCAGCGCGGTGCGGGCGGCTCCGTAGAACGAAAATCCCTGCTGCCATCGGCGGTCAGGCACGTCGTCGGCCATCACCAGGGGCAATCCCATCTGGCGCGCCACATCCCGTATGATGGCGCTGGCCTGTGCGCCCGCCCCCAGGCCAATCGAGACGGCGGTGTCCCTCACCTCGGTGTAGCCGTCCTTCACGGCAAGCTCGGTCACCACATCGGGCAATTCGTACCAGGTGTAGGCGTATACAACGCTGCCCGACGCCATCAACAGCGGCCCGCCCTCTTCCGCATAGCCGGCGTACAGCACGCAGCGCAAGCCGGGTTCTTCCAGCGCCCGGCGCGTGTCCGCGGCGAGGTTGTAGATCCTGATCTTGTGGTCGTTGGGCTCTTCCTGGGCGTCCTTGCTGACTTCGAAGGTCACCCGCATGGGCTGTCGGATCTCCAGCCCCTTCTGGTTCGGCTTGCCCACCAGCAGGCGGTACACGCGATCAAACCTCGCCATGGGCCACCTCAGCCGCCTCGACGTACACCAGCACCACCTTGCCGGCGGGCAAAGCCTGCCGGTCGATTGCGTCGCGCCGGTCGGGCGCCAGCGCCACCAGTTCGCCGGCCGGCACCGCCAAGTGCCGATACAGCGCCAGCAACGGCGTATCGGGGACAACGGCGATGCCGGCGACGATCACCTCGTTGTAGGCGTTCTCGATGGACAGCGTCCACCGCTCGGCCTCGCTGTTCCAGGACAGGCCAAGAAAGAACGTGGCGCCGTCCAACTCCACCTCGGTGAGGCTGTCATTGGCATCGAGGATCGGTATCTGCAACATCGCTTCATTTCCCGAAGATGACCTGTTTGACTTTCCCGATGAGCTGGCCGGTATCGCTCTTGAGCACCGACACTTCCTTGGGGGTCGCCTTGCCGGCGTTGGTCTTAGTGGCGCCTGCCTTGCCCTTCACGCCGCCCTTGACCTTTTCGGGCGGAATCACGGCCTGGCGCATCGCGACCTTGCGGATCTTCCGGAAGTCCGCGCTGATACTGAACCGCTCGCCGTCCTCGTTGCTACGGTCGATATCGCACCGCTCCATGACGAACCCGACATAGACATCCAACCCCGTCACGACGGTCACAGGCAGCCGGTCTGCGTGGATCTTGCGCAGAGCCTCCTTGGCCCCGATCAGCTTGGAGCGACCGCCTCCGCCATGGCCGCCAATGCGCGAAGCGATTGTCTTCATCCCGCCCAGCAACGAGGCTTCTGCCGCCGTCACCCAGCCTTCCAGGGTCAGCAGCTCCGATGCCTGCACGACGTGGTCTGTCACCGGCGGGCCGTCTTCGACCGGATACTCTGTCGCGCGGCTGTTGAGCGAGGTTCTCTCGCTGATCAGGGCGTCCATGGGCAGCACGCCGATGCTGCTGCCCCCGCCCCACCCGAACACCATCGACACGAAGCTCATCGCGGCTCTACCCCTATCGTGCGGCTTCCACGCCCGTATGAAAGTCCAGAAACTCTGCCAGGCGGTCAATGCTGCGCCGCTGGGTGTTGGCCAGGCCGCGCGCGGTCGCGCCGGCAACCGCGCCCGGATCAGCGCCAGGCGCGTTGACCGTGGTTTCGTTGTGGATCTCTACGGTCATTGGGCCTCGCGCTCCAGGCGTGCCGGCGCGGACCGCGGCACCGGTCGACACGAGCGGAATACCCGCGCCGGCGGCGACCGCCTGCCAGACAGCCTTGTGACCCAGCAGTTCCTTTGGGGCGGCCATGGAGGCCTTTTGGTCGTCGGTCAGCATGCCCCGCGGCAGCAATCGCTCCAGCCACTTCGCGGCCGCCTCGACCTTGTCGGTAATCCACTTGGTGATGGCGGCCCCGATCTCCTGGATCTTGGCGATCATGCGACCGCCGATATCCTCGAAGAACTTCCACAAGCCGCTGAAGGCGTTGCGCCAATGCGCGATCGCGCCGTCCCAGTCGCCGGTGAACAGGGCAACAACGCCCTTCACCAGCTCCACCCAGAACGTCCACAATGCGTCGATGTACTCGAGGACCGGTTCGAAGAAGGTCCTTTTGGCTTTGCTCCGCAGCCAATTCCAGGCATCGCCCAGCGCCTTGTTGATCTGATCCCAGTACTTCCAGATCAGCCACAGTCCGCCGATGACGAGCGTCGCGATGCGGCCCCAAGGCGTCATCACGAAGGCACGCCATAGCATCGGTACCACCCGCGTCGCCAGGAACACGAACACATTGCGGACCACGCCCAGGACCCACAACAGCCCTCGGAAGATCCGCCACAGCCCATAGGCCATGATCAGAATCGTGCCAAGCCCCTTGAGCCAGGGCTTGAGGTCCTGGCCGGCTCCGCCGAGCATGTCCTTGATCTGAATGAGGAAAGTCTTGACCGTCTGGATCTCGTCCTTCCATTCCTCAACCGGGCCGATCAGATCGCCCAGCATCGAGTCACCGCCCCGATACCAAACGCCAATGTCGTCCATCAGCAGGTAGATGGTGTACAGCAGCGCGGCCATGCGGAGCATCGGCACAAGCGTGCGGTTCCAGAGCGCGAGCATCCGGCGCGCGCCGGCGGGGCCGCGGCGTAGCGCCATGGCCGTATCCAGCCCGATCGCCGCGCGCGTGGCGGAGACCAGCGAACGGATGAGGCCGCCAGATTGCACCGTGGCCAGCCGAAGCCAAGCCCGCAGCTTCACCAAGCCCCAAGCGCCGCCGGTCAAGGCCAGCAGCCCGACCACCGTCTGGATGTGGTCGGCCAGAAACTCAATGGCGCGGGTGACAGCCAGCACCGCCTGGCGCCCGAGCCAGGCCTGCCCCCAGAACCGCTGAAAGGCGTTGTTCCAGACGGTCATGGCGTCCGCCATGGTCACCGGCATGTCCTGCGCCTCAATGCGCATCTTCACCAGTTGCGACTGAAGCGCCGGCAGGAACCTGTCGCTGGTGAGGCGGCCGGCCTTCACCTGCTCGAGCAGCTTGTTCGTGGTCAGGCCCAACCCATCCGCCAGCGCCACCTGCAGGCGAGGCGCCGCCCGCATCAGCGTGCTGTACTGGTGCATGGCCAGCTTGCCCTGCATGATGGCGGTGGTCAGCGAGGCGATGACCGATTCCTGGTCCTGCGCCTTGGTGCTGGACAGCGCCATCCCCAGCGCCAGCCCTTCCGTCACGTCCACCGTGTCCTGGGTGCTTTTGCCCAGGTCGGCCATGGTGCGGCGCGTGCGGACGAACAGCTCGGCGCTGGACTCGTACGATTTGTAGGTCAGGCGGGCCACGCGGGCCAGTTGTTGGTCGACCTCCGAGTACTCCTGCGCCGAAGCGGTCGCCTGGCGCATGCGGGCCTCCATCTGGCCCCACGCGTCGATGTCGCTGAAGATCCGCCGGACCACCGCCACGCCGAACACCGTGCCTACGATCTTGCGCAGGCCCGAGAAGGCGCCGGCCTGCTCCTTGAGTACGCGCACACCCTGCCATTGCGCGCGGGTCATGCGCTCCTGAGCCTGGCGGGCGTCCTGGATGCCCAGGCGAATGCCCTCCCAGGTGCCGATTCCGATTTCCCGAACCGTGTGCAGGCCGCTGCGCGCCTTGGCCATGAAGGTGCCGTAGGCGGCCTGAACCTGCCCAATCCGAGCTCGCGCATCCGCGACGTTGACCGGAAAAGCCGATGCCGCCCCAACGCCAGCAACAGCCGCAGCCGCGCCACGAGGTACTGACGGCAGGCCTACGGACGTCGGCGTGCTCACGGCTGGCGTGGGTACGGCTGCGGGTCGCAGGGCGGCAGCCTGCCGCAAGCTCTCGCGCATGCGTTGCACGGCGGATTCGGTGACCCGTGCAATGGCATTCTGGACATCCGCGTAGGCCTGCTGGTACCGCTGCAGGCCCGAATCGTCCACCTCGTACCGCAGGAGGGTAACCAGCTCGCGAACTACATTCATCGGTCTTTCCTATTGGCGTGGGCCTGTTGGGCTTCCTGCGCGTCCATCAGGGCGTTCAGCTTCAGGATGTCCAGCAGGTCCACATGCCCCTGGCGCACCGCGTCGAGGCTGACGTGGCCGGCCAGGATCGGCCGCCAGATGATCAGCTCTCGCTCAAAGTCGGGGCGGAAGACGCCGACAGATTCCCCAGCTTCCCGCGGGCCAGACCAAAGCGGCTGGCCCAACGCGCCAAAGGGCCGGCGAAGTTGTGCATCAGGACGTGGTACATGAGCTCCAGGATTTCGGAGAAGTCCTGGAACGCCAGCCCGCGATGGGCATCGGTGAGCTTTTGCGGCTCGCGGCCCTCAAGCTCGAAGCTGACGTTGTCCGGGCCGACCAGCAGCCCAAACCACTTCTGCAGCTCGTCGCCGCCCAGGCGGCTGGACAGGTGTCGCAGGGCTTGCATGACGGCCTGCTCGTCTCGCAGTGTGGCCCCGCCAGCACCCGCGGAGCCGTCGCTTGACTGGCCACCCACGACGGCACCAAACAGCGAGCCAGCAGCCGGCAGGACCTCCTTCTGCAAATCGCCCAACAGCTTGAGCTGGGTGGATGCGTCGAACTTGAGAATATGGAAGGTGGTGGTTCCAATGGGAACCGATAGCGTGCGACTCATCAGCTATTGCCTCCGATGACGTTGATGGAAGGACCCGTTTCGATCACCCATTCACGGGTGCCGACCTTGGCGCCGTAGCCGGCTTCGGGGCTTTTGACGATCCAGGCGGAATCCGAGGCGTGCAGCGACTTGCCCCGCAGGTCGGTCACGGCCACCGGCACGGCGCCGTCGCCGTCGGTGGCCTTGTCGGCCTGGTGCAAGGCCGACAGATGCGCGTTGCTGGCGCTGGTTTGCAACAGCGTCACGGTGATGCGCAGGCGTGTGTCGCGCGACATGGCGCGGGCCACCTCGCCATCGACGCCCGAAACCGAGGTAATTCCCTCGCCGATCTCGGCCACGGTGACAAAAGTGTCTTCGGCCAGGCCACTGAGCGCGATCGCGCCCATCACGATCTTCACCCGGCTCGGGGCATAGCTTTTTACGGACATGCTCAGGTGCTCCGCTTAGATTTGTTGATAGGTCAGGTTGCCCTTGATGTCGGCAACATGAATGGCACCGGCCAGGCGAGCACTGAACTTGAGGTCACGCAGGACGCGGTTGGCCTTGTCGTTCGCAGGGATGTTCATCGACAGCGGCGCCGAGATCACAAAGCCCGGGATGATCTTGCCGGCGGCGTCCACCTCGTCGGGCGCCACCAAGCCGCGAGCCTGGGCCAGCATCAGAGCCTTGCGCACGCCGGTCACCAGGACCTGGATACCGGCGTCGGTGAACGGGACCTTGCCGGGTGCGTTGACGAGCTGGGTGGCCACCTCGATCTTGACCTGCTCGGCCAGCCAGTCGCGGCCGCGGATGACGTCGATCCACTCGCCCGCGGCCACCTTACCGTTCTGGGTCACGGCGAAGCTGCGCATCTGCTCGAAGGTGTTGGCGTTCTTCGCGTGGGCCGCCAGCGCCTGGCCCTCGGCCAGCCCGTCGTAGGTGATGCCGGCCAGGCGCGCGTTGGCCCAGGTTTCCCCGCCCGGGTAGAACGTGAAGCGGTTGGCCGCCACCGCTGCTTCCAGCGCCTCGCTATCGGCCTTACCGTGAAACCAGACGTGCGTGCGGAAATACTGCTTCTGCTGGCATTTCGAGGCCAGATCGTCGGTGACGGCCGCGTCGAGGATGCCGGCCTGGGCGCTGGAAACGCCAAACAGCCGTCCGTTCGATTCGACCCATTCGGCCGCGTCGAGGATATCCTCCTCATAGCGGCTGGCCAGGGCAACGCCATACCAATCAGCGTTCTCCTTGCTGCAGGCGGTCAGCGCAGCCGTAGGCGTTTCCTGGCTGCGGGCAACATTCAAGAACAAATCGCCTTTAACCGAGACCGCCACGGCAAGGCCGGCTTGCTTGGCGGTGATGTAGATATCCGAGCCAACCGAGGTCGGCGACACCGGGGCGCCACTGTCGACGATGGCCTGAACCAGGCCGGCGGCTATGTCCGCCGGCGTGCTATCGGCCCGCCCCGTGAATCGGCACGCCACCCGCGGCAAGGTGCCACTCGAAACTTGCCAGGACAGCCTGATCACATAATCGCTGGCGCTTGCACGCGTAACCGCGACATGCGAGGTCTCGACGTGGCGCCGGCCGACGAAGACTCGCGGCACTGTCGGGATCTGCTTGAAGGCGTCGCGCACAGCGATGTACAACGGGTCGGCCTGGCTCAGGCCCAGTTCCAGCAGCTCGGCCGCCTCCGAGACGACCAGGATGCGGCCGACCGCCAGCGCGTGCGCGCCCAGCACCAGGATGTCCGAGAAATTCTGCTGCTTGATCGCAGTGGTGTTCAGGGAGATCGCCACATTGACGATCCGTTCAAGGTTTGCCATGCGTGGCTCCAGTAAAAAGCCGCCAGCAAGGCGGCCAGGTGGCAAAGGGGAAGCGGCCGCGCGCCTACGTGGCGGGCGCGACCGATTCGATAACAGGCACGGCCGCCAGGCTCGCGACGACATAGCGCACGCCCAGCTCCAGGAGGGCGCGCTGCTCATACCGCGCACCCTCGCGCAAGACGGGGATGTTCTGCAGGCGGCCTCGATCAAAGACCGCCAGGCCAAGAGCTTCGGCGCGCTCCTCGAATTCGGGGTGCTGCAGGCGTAGCTGAAGCGTGTCCAGGCCGTCATAGGCGCCGGCGCCGAACCCTTGCAGCTCCACCGTGGCGTCATTGTGTTGAGATATCAACACGTTGCCGTCCTCATCCGCCTCGCCCTGCTCCGCCCGGCTGGCCTGCGCCCAGCGCACCGCCAGGGCGATGTACGGCGGCGCGGGTCGTGTGCCGTTCTCGTTGGCAAAGATCACGGGGATGCCGGCGGCCGCCGCCTCGATCAGTTCAAAAATCGCGTCTTCCGGTGTCATGGTTGTCCTGCGGATGTATGCGCCGATGGGACTATCGCGCCCGTGCTTGCACGGTCTGCGACTCGGCGCCGCCCTCTCCGGTGACCTGGATTGCCCGGCCGGATCCAGGGAGAGACCCTGCGGACGCTTAGCCCCGTCCGCGCCCGGTCCAGGTGGCCGGGGTGTGCTGGGAATTCTGTTGTTCCTGGTCGGCCAACAGCACGGCCAGGTAGCGGTAGTGGGGAATGACGCCCGACTGCCAGGGCGCCACGCCCACCAGCAGGTATTCACCCGCTAGCGGCCCCGCGCCCCAGACCAGCCGATCGCCGCCGGTCCAGTCCTGGCCGGCCACGCTCAACAGCTCGGACGTGTAGATCCGGACGGCCGCCCGTATGCGGCGCCCTTCGGGGGTCGCCTGCAATTGCTCGTAGTCGCCCACCTTGGCCGGCTGCACCGAGGCGGAAATGGTTCTATCGGGAATGGGCTCGCCCTCGATCCAGCGCCCGCGCTCCCGGCGGCCGGGCAACTGGCCACGGATGACATGTGGCTTTCGGAAACTCATGCCACTACACCTTCTGGTATCGGACAGCGTTCACCAGCAGCCCGTGATCGATCAGGGGCACATCGCTGCCCTTCCTGGCCACGGTCGATTTCGCGTTGGGCTTGGCCCATTCCTTGGAATGCTGGATGTGCGCCTTCTGGTGCTTTTCAGCAAACGTACCCAACTGATCCAGGGCCTGCTCCACGGTCAGGCTGCCGTCTTGGACGGCGCTCGCCATCCGCTCCATCGCCATGCCCAGCACTTCGCCATTCTTCTCGGCAAAGTCGCGGATGGCTGGCCGCGCGGGGATGTGCTCGGTGCCCAGCTCGTTCCAGATCGCGATATCGATCAGCTCGATCCCCGTCTTCGGGTCCCTGCCGGCATCCCGCTGGATGCCAAACTCGAAGCCGCGCCCGTTGATGGCCTTGGCAAGACGCGCGTGCGCCGCCAGCCCCTTGTCGATCGCCTTAACCGCCACGGGGAATGCTCCTTATGGTGGCCGCGCCAACCTTGCAGATGCGCGCCAGCCGTTCGTATCTGCCGTAGAAGCCCGCCGGATCCTCCGCGCCGGCAACTCGGCCATAGACGCGCTGCAAGTCGCCTTCCTTCTCGCTGACCACGCCAGGCCTGGCCTCCACGCCGTCGGCGTCCGCTGCGCGCTGTGCCTTGATGCCGTACAGCAGCCAGGCGGCGTACCAAAGCTGTGCCTCGTCCTGCAACTTGGCGGGCAGGCATGCCGGCCGGTAGTCGGCGGCCATGGCCAGCGCCCGCTCCTTGTCCGGCGCCGGCAAGCTGGCCACCGCCGGCGCCAGGAAATCCAGATCGTCGATGGTGGCCGCCATGCTTACGACTCCTGCGAGCCGCCGCTGGCGGGCGTATCGCCGCCGCCTGCGCTCGGAGCGGCAGCCTTCAAGGCCTCGTACAGGCCCTGCAGCTCCGGCTTGGAGGCGGATGGCGAGTACTGGGCGCCCTGCTCATCGAGCCAGGCTTTCAGCTCCTTGACCGTGGACGGCTCCTTGTCCACCTTCGCCGCAGGGATCGGCTTGTCACCGCGGCCCGGCGGCACGGCCGCGTCCTCGCCAGACGGGTCCGTCTCGACCAGCAGCTCGCGGTCGATCAGGTCCTGGACGCCGCGGTCCTCGGGGTTGACCCACGCGGCGCGCGTCGGCGCGATCACGGTATGGCCACCGATGTTGATGACCGCCTTGGTTCGGTTTTCGCAATACAGCATCAGATATCTCCCTTCGCCATCGACAGCGGGTAATACACGACCACTCCGCCGGCCCGCGCCAGGCACGGCACGACGAGTTCAAGGCCCCGGGCCTGCGCCGCCAACTGGTTGAACGGCATCGGCAGCTCCATGGCGAGGTTTTCCTCGCTGTACTCGTAGGCCAGGATCAGATCCTTGCCGTTGGCGCCCGCCCCCTTGAACTCGGCGGCGCCGATGATCTGCAGGCCGGGATGCTTGTCCAGGAAGAACTGGCCCACGGTCTTGCCGTTGGAATCCGGAACGCGGCGCGAAAAGATGCGGCTGCGCTGCTCGGTCGGCATGACGATGCGGGTAGGCGTGTGCACATCCTTGGACTGGTTGGTCACCGCGTCGTAGATCATGTCCAGGTCGGCCAGGATCTGGTCGGGGGTCGTGGCCGGATTCAGCCAGTCACCGTGCAGCCCCACCACCAGCGGCACGTTCGGGTGGTTCACCAGGCCGTACAGGCCAAACTTGCGATCGCCGATCAGCGCCATCTGGTTCAGCTTGATCTCTATCGCCTTGCGGGCCGCCATCGACTTGCGCGTGGGCAGGTCGCTGCGGTTGGCGGCGGCCGCCCGCAGCTCCATCACGCTGTAGCCGTAGGAGTCGCCGATGTTCTTGATTTGGGCGATCTTCTCTTCGCCCTTCACGTCGGCGCGCGGCAGGTCGTCGGCGTAGTTGGCGACAATCTTGGCCATGCCGACCTCGTCGTACATGAAGTACGTGAAGGTCTCGGCCCACTCGGGCACCTCGGTGGAGATCGGCACCAGCGTCAGGCCCACCATGGGCGGCAGCTTCTTGTCGTAGGTCCGCGTCTTGACGTAGTCCAACTGGCGGGCGCTGAAGAGACCTTCGTCCTCGCGCATGCCGGCCAGCGCCACGACGATCTTTTTTACGGCCGGCAGGTCGGCCTCGTCGTAATGCTCGTGTTTTTCCATGCTGATTCCCAATGAAAAAGGCCCCTACGCGGGGCCTTGGGGGTGATTGCGGATGATGGCGGCGGGATCAGGGCGTCGCCGAGGCGGCAAAGGGCGCCAGCAACTCGATCAGGGCGATCTTGCCGCCGGACACCTCCACGGTTCCCGACCGGAAGACGGCGTTAGGCACACCGGCAGCGCCACTGTCCGATACTGTGCCGTCCGCCGCGCAGCGAACCGGGCCATCCTTGGTCACGGCGCCACCGGCCGTGACCTTGGCCCAGCCGCGGCGAACGCGCAGCACGCTCACGGCGTCAAACTCGCGGTAGCCGCCATCGCGGGGGATGGTGTGGGTGTGCAGCGCCAGGCCGCGGATGTGCGAGCCCGGGCCGGCGACGATGCGGTCGTCGGCGGTGTCGCCCACGATGACGCCGGGGGCAATATCGCCCGCGGCGGCGTAGGTCTCGACATCGTCATAGCCCAGGTCTGCCTTCATGCCGGCGTAGGCCGGCTCCATGCGGTCATCGTAGATGGCGGGCATTATTCGCCTCCTTTCTTCAGGTTCGCCAGGTAGGCCGAACGGGCCGCGCTGGCCGATTTGGGCGGCGGCGCGCTATCGGAGCGCTGCTGCCGGGCGGCCGACGGGTCGCCGCCGGCCAACTCGCGGCGCTGCGTCTCGACGGCATCCTGCCGGCTCTTGGCCTCGCCTACGGCCAGGTCGAATGCCGCCTCGATGTAGCCGTCGGACTTGTCGGCCAGATCGGCCGAGTCGCCACGGACCGCCTTGATGACGCCCTCGCGCAGCGCGCGGTCGGTGCTGTCAGCCTTGAAGGCCACCTTGTGCTCGGTGGCCACCGCTTCCAGCTTCACGCGGGCCAGGGCCGCGCCCTTGGCGTCCTGGCGGGCTTGCTCGATACCCTGCTCCGCCTGGTCCGCCCGGGCCTTCTCGGCATCGGCGCGGGCCGCCTCGGCGTCCGCCTTGGTGGTGGCCGTTTTCAGGTCGGCCCGCAGGCGGTTGATCTCCTGTTCGACTTCGGGCGCGGCGTCATAGGACAGGCCGTTGTCGAGTCGGATCTTGACCGTGCTCATGTCATGTTCCTCATCGGTTTTGGTTACGGCGTCTGCCGCGTCTAGATTCAAGCGCGCATTGCCTGCGCGCCCACGTTTCACCACGGCGAGGTGGTTGTATCGGATGTGCCGCTGGACGATGTCGTACGGCTCGCCCTGCGGCGATACCCCGGAGGTTTCGTCCAGCTCGAGCTCGTAGCCCAGCGACAACTCCTTGTTGCCGGCGTCCACAGGTCCGGTATCGAAGATCTGGATGTCGCCGACCATGTTCTGGCCATCCTGGCGCCCAGCGGACAAAGACGTGCCGATCATGTGCTGGCGCACGTTCTGGGCGTTGACCTTGCCCGGGTGGCCGTCTGTGATCGGCTTCCCCCGCAGGCTGGCCAGGGAGTCGGCGTTGAACACCTCCTCGGGCGGTCGGTACTCCCGGCGCACGCGGCCCGCGCCGTCCCGGTATTCGAAGACGCCGGTACGCGTCAGCACGGGCGTGTCGACCAGGTAGCCCTCGTCCGTGCGGGTCGCCTTCAGCGGCGCCCGGTCATATCGCATCACCATGGGATTTCCTTCAATGAATAATGAGGGCGTCCAGATCCTCGAGGGCCGGCAGGATGGCCTCGGCCCAGCAGCGGCAGCGGATGGGCTTGCCGGGGTGGCCGTCCGGCGGCGGGCCGTCCCAGTTGAATTCCTGGCCTTCGCGGTCGACGTGCTCATCGCGCTCGCGGTCATCCAGGACGCCCCGCCACCGGTACTTCTTGACGCCGATATTGGTCTGCCGGTACTCGGTCAGGTTGCCGTTCAGCTTGCCGATCTGGTCGCGGGCGATCAGTTCGGCCCGCTTGCGCGGCAGGTCATAGGTCTCCCGGATCTCGCGGGTCATGTCCCGCAAGGATGTGCCCCTGTGGACGGCGGCAACCACCCGGCCGTGCAGCGAATCCAGGTATTGCTCCGGGATGGACTTGATCAGGCCAATGTTCTCGGCCTCCCAGGGGCGCAGGATGCGGGCCAGGGCTGGCTCGGCCTTGAACACGTCCACCCCGTAGGCGCGCCGCAGCATGCGGTGGTACTGCTCCTTGTTGTATCGCTCGACCCGCTGGGACACCAGCGACGCCAGGCTCTGCGCTTTGCCGTCCGGCAAGGCTGCCGCCTGCAGCGCCGCCATGAAGGCTCGGCGCAGCGACTCGAACCAGCCCCCGTCGCCGGCGGGTGTGTTGCGCAGATCGTCTTCTCGCAGCACCCGCGGCAACTCGGGCATCACATACCGCTCGACGGCCAGAATGGCGGCCTGTGCAGCGGTCCGCAGCGCCCGCGCGTAGTCCTGCTCGTCGCCCAGCGGGTAGCGCCACTGCTTAGGTGGCCGCGGCGTACGACGTGGCCGATTGACCATTTGCGTCGGGAACGAGGCCATAGAGCCCTTCCTGTTTCATGTAGCGCATCGCTTGGTCCTGGCTGAGTCCGTTGTCGACGGCGGCGCTCAGGGCGTCCATTTCGCGGGCCGAGGCTTCGGCGTTGGCCTTGCGAACGTCGGCTTCCTCTTTGGCCGTGGCCGGTTTGAGCGGCGGCCAGGCGATAGACCAGGTCTCACCCTGCGCGGCACCACTGCCGGCCAATGACCGTTGCGCTCGGATCAGCGACACCAGGCGCTCCAGCGCGGGGTTCAGCTTCACCTCGCGGCCCATGGCCACCGCGTTGTAGAACCCCTCAAGATCGCCGTCGCCGGTGGCGTTCAGGCCGGCCGCTGACCGCCCGAACAACACGCTCACCGGGTAGCCGGCCTCGGCCGACACCGCGATCTGGAATTCGGCCAGGGTGTCCTTGATGCCACCCATGTCCGAGCTGAGCACCTGGTAGTCGTCTTCCGCGTCGACGGCCACGCCGTTCAGGGCGTTGCGGGCGGCGTCGACCATCTCCACGCGTTTCCGGACGACCGCCTCCATCTGAGTCTGGATAGCTTCGGCGAGGCCTCTCATCTTGTGCACGGCCTGCTGCTTCTTCTCCATCAACCGAAGCGCCCAGGTCAACCCCTCGCCATAGCGCCGGATCGCCCGAAAAGCCCGCGCCGCCGCCGGCCGCCCTGCCCAGGGAATGCCCTTGCGGTTGAGCTGCGCCGGCAGCGGATCTCCCGGCACCTCGATCAGGCGGCTTTCGTGCACCAGGAACTCAGCCGAAGGCACGCCCGCCGCCTGCACGCGCACGCGGTAGATCTCGGGCATGCCGTAGTTTGCCTCCTTGGGGTTTGAATATCGCCTCTCGGTGGCCGATATGTCGTCCAGCGTGAAGACCTTGAGCTCCAGAAGCGTGTCCAGGGCGTCAAGGTTCAGCGGTTCACGCAAGGCGCGCCCATCCTTGGCAACGATCACGATCGCGCCGCCGCCAGTCAGCCGCGCCCAGCGCCAGGCATCAGCCAGCGCCGGCAACGCCTTCAGTCGATCCAGCTCGTCGCGCACCCGGTCGTCGCCGGCGATGACCACGCCGCGCGACACCGCGGTGTCCGGAATCATGTCCACGACACGGGCCGGCAGACCGCCCTCGGCGTACATCGCCAGGTCGTCCAGCGCGCCGAGCCCGCCGGGCAATGCGTCCAGCATGCCCGGCCCCAGCAGTGCCGACAGGTACCCGTCTTGGTTCATCATGTACTTGCCAGCGCCATGAAGCGCCCTATGTCGCTGCCCGCCGTGGCGAGCATGTCGTTGATGGCGTCGACCATGGGGTCGACCTGGTCGTCGTGAGCGTGGCTATCGTCAGCGGTGAAGGCCTCGCATTCCGCGATGAAGTCGTTCACCCACGGCGCCTCCTCGGGAATACACACCAGCGCCGCCTCGAGGTAGCTTTGGACGTCCATGACCCGCGTCAGCTTGTCCTTGTCCCGGGGAACGCCCTTGACAGGGATATGCCCGCCAGCGGCGATCTCCTGGACCAGCCCGGTACCGCTCGACTTGTCCTCGATGAGAAACTGTCGCAGCGGCGCCGACAGCTTCGGGTTGAACGGCTTGTGCTTGGCCCAGAAGTCCAGAGCCCGCCGCTTGAGCTCCGGCGCCTGCCATTTGCCGCGTAGCAGGTCCAGCAGGTAAAGCTTGCCGTCGTCGCCCAGGCCCCAGCATTCGAAGACGCTGTAGTCGTTGCGCTCGGCCGTCTTCTGGGCGGTGTCGGCGAACACCTTGCGCGCCAAGATCCGGGGCGGCACCGCGTACCGGCCGAACCAGGCGCCCTTGATCAGGTCGCCACCCAGCGGCGCCGGGCGTTGCTGGTACTGCGCCGAAAACACGTACCGGCTGACACGTGCGCCCTCCTGGTCCGTGCCGGCACCGGCCTCCATGGCCAGCAGATCCGCCAGCGGCTCCTTGTAGGGCCAGTAGCTGAAGCGCCCCTTCTCGTCCCGGACGCTGCTGTCGACCTTGGGCTGCAGCTCGGCCGGCAGGCCTGCCACATAGGCGTCGTCGATCAGCGCCGGGATGACGATCTGTTCCCAGTCCGAGCCCAGGTTGCCGGCCTCGATGAAGCCGGTCACGTCCTCCTGCGCCAGGCGCTGCATGATCACGATGATCGGCGTGTCGGGGTTGGCCCGACGGCTTTTCACCGTGGCGATCAGGTCGCGGTTCGCCTTGGCACGCCGCGGCTTGCTGTAGGCGTCGCCGACCTTGAGCGGGTCGTCGATGACGATGGCACCCTGCCACCCTTGCGCCATATGACCGGCACGAAAGCCGGTGATCTGGCCGCCGAGCGACACCGCGTAGACGCCGCCAGCCTTGCGGCCATCGACCTCGATGTTCCAGCGCTTCTTACTCTTCGCGTCCGCGGCGACCTTAAGCGGCCACAGTTCCTGGAACTCGTCAGACTGGACCAGCTCCTTGGCCGTCTGCGAATTCAGCAGCGCCAGGTCATCGGAATAGCTGATGTGCAGGAACCGGGCGCGCGGGTTCAGCGCCAGGCCGCGCGCCATCAGGTTGATGGCGACCAGCTCGGTCTTCGACGAGCCCGGCGGCACGTTGATGACCAGGTTCTTGATGCGGCCGTCGATGACGTCCTGCACCTTCCGCGCGATCAGCTCGTGGTGCCAGTTGACCCGAAACTTGATGGCCTGGCGGTGCTTGAAGAAGTACCGGCTGAAGAACAGGTGGTCCTGTTCGCATAGCGCCTTGGCCGTGGCGCGTAGGACTGCGGGGTCAGTACTCGCCTTGGAGCTTGGCGACGGCGGCGGCGACTTCTCTTTCATCCACCACCACCGTCTTCTGTTCTATCGGGCCGCCTCCGGCGCCCGTGTGCTCCCGCTTGTTCGTGAATGCGCCACCCACCTCCTTGGCAGCCTGCTCCAGCACGCCGGCCGCGCCGACGACGTTTCCGCGGCTGATGTGCTTGTCGTAGATCCTGCCGAGCTGCCGCAGGCGAAACGCCTGGTCAGCGATGGGGATCTCGGCCACCTCCTCGCGGAAGCGCTTGCGCGTAGCTTCGAACAGGTCCCGCCATTTTTTGGCGAGGTCCTTCCCCGCCACCTTGGTCGGGTCGTACTGCGCAATCTGCATGCGCGGCACGTCCAGACCGAATTCTTCCTTGACCGCCTCCGACACCTGGCTGGGGCGGTCCCAGCAGGCCTGGGCTTGGACGATGAAGCGCTTATGCGCGTCGGTCAACTTCGGCATATCCAGACTCGCAATCGAAATATTGCCTGCCTACCTTCCGGCCCGTATGCTGGGTGATCAAGCTCAAACTTCGGGAGAAAAACAACAAATGAGCCTCCAACACTTTCACCGGCGCGGGGAATCGGCCCTACGTCGACGCGCCGAGCGGACGATCAACCGCATCGGCGCCATAGAGCGACATATCTCTACGAATCCTGATTGCCGGCGCAGGCGGCGCCAGTTGCAGGATCTTCGCGCCTATCTCGTTCGCTTGGCCCAGCGAGCCGAACGCGAGGGCTACGACGAGTACGCCCTCCTTTGGTACGTTCAAGCCCGGCCCTAAGCCGCCTTCAGGCAGCAACCACACGCCCTGGCGATGTCGAGCCGAGGCACGGCCGGCGCAGCGCCGACGGCTGCGACCAGCCGTCCAACATCCGCCGACGGCCCATACCGGGCCACCACGCCAACGAATTCCTCGACGTCGTGCCCCACGATGCGCAGCTTCGGCCGGCCCGCCTTGTCGAATGCCGGCGCACCGTACGGATCGGGCGCATGCCCGATGTGGTAGAGCTCATGCTCGACCAACGCGCAGAAGTCCGCGTCGCTGCAGGTAATGCAGTAGTCCGCCGCCAGGGTGATGAGGAACGCCGGCACGCGGCCGAACCATTCGATCATCTGCTGTTCCTGGCGCGCCTTCTGCCACCCGCCGGCGCGAAACATCACCTGCTCGGCCTGGCCCAGCACCGTGCGCCCGGTCTTCTGGAAGCCGGTCGGCGCCCAGAGCCATTCGAGGTCAGCGTCGATCAGATGGGAGTGGTCTTCATTGTGCAAGTCCCCGCTTGGGGCGAGGATGCGCGACGCGACCCAGGACGCCAAGCCGGTAGCCGGCACAAATTGGCCCTCAACACCCATAGGCGTGGGGCGCTTTGGGCCGCCCACCTCCCGGTCGGCGTGCGCGCGCTTTTTTGTCATGTGGAAAAAATCCAACAGTCCTGCAAGTCTCTTACAGATCACTTGCAGTGTGCTACAGTTCCCTTACGCCAATCTTAGGCGGGCTTGTAGAACTATAGGAGGTCCCCAATGGACCAAAAAACGCTTTTCCAGCTGCGCAAAATCCTGGACACGTACATCGAGGCGGCCATCCAGCGGGTGCCCCATTCCGGCAACATGGTTCACCGCTTCTCGCTCAGCGCCGAAGAGGTACTCCGCATGACTGGCCGCGAGCGCCTGCACGATGCCGTGATCTCGGACGTGGTCTCGTTCTTCCAAGACGCGCGCGTCCACGCCGACTACCGCAAGGGGTCGCGCCAGTTTAACTTGGAGCTGGACCTGAACGAATGCAGCCTGAACTTTGATCAGTCCCGCCTGTTCAACGTCGCGATCACGAAGTTCCGCATGGACCACGACGTCTAAGTCCTTCTAGCCGAGGGGCGGCCACGCAGCAGGCTTAGACTACCTTGGCCAGCTTGCCCCCCGCTGAATGCGGGCTCCCAGCTGGCCAAGTCTTCGTCCTGCGCCCGCCCAGCCAGTACTTCACCGCGTGACAGCCGCGCCAGCGCCTCGGAAAAGAGCCGCAGACCCAGCGGCGCCAGGTCGCGGCGCCACAGCGCCGCCGGCGTGTCCCCCGGCCGGACATGGCACCAGTCCTGCGCGATGATCGGCCCCGTGTCGGCGCCGTCGTCCATCCGGTACAAGGTGCCGCCGGTGACTGGCTCGCGCATGTGCAAGGCCCACCTGATAGCGTCGCGCCCACGGTGGCGAGGCAGTAGCGACGGGTGATATCCCAGCGCGCCGTGCGTCGCCCGCGCCCGCGCCGCCCCGTCAATGAAGCAATGCGCATGCGCCGCCAGCAGCACCTCGCAGCCGTCCGGGACGTCGTCCGCCGCCAACCGCCCGCGCACCGCGCGCACGGGAACCCCCAGCTGCTGCGCAGTCGCATACAGCCGGTCGTAGTCTTCGCCCACGGCGGGCGGCGCTGCGGCGGCCACCACCTGGTGGCCTTCCGCGACGCACTGGCGGAGCAGCGCCGCGCCCAGCCATTTCTGACCCACAACCATCACGCGCATGCCGGCTCTCCAAGGTAGCGGAAGCCCTGCACGGCTCGGAAATGACCGCCGTAGCCACTGCCGGCGGTTTCCTGCCCCTTGCGCTCCGCGCTGCGCCGAATGGATTCCGCCGCACGGCCCTTGTTGTCACCGTAGAGCGAGCCAGAAACCTGCGTCCATCGTTGGTCACGGCGCAACGCCGCGGCCAGGCCCGGGTGGCTGGTATGGAACAGCGTCCGCAGAGACAATCCGTACCGGTTCTGCCCCGCCAGCCAGGCCGCGCACACCGCGTTGAGGAAGCGCATGCCCACGCCGGCGCCCTGCCATTCCGGCATGACCACCAGGCGGCACGCGCGGGCCTCGACCAGGCCGGGCCTGGTGCTGACGGCCAGATGCGCGACAGGGTCGCCGCCGATCCAGGCCACGTAGTTGGTGGCCGCGATCATCTTGGGCAGCTTCAGATAGTGATGCGGCTCAAAATGGGGCCACCAGCGCCAGTCGGTTTGCTCGATCGCCAGGTCCAGGCGCGGCCGGCGTCGAACCGACCCCCGATCAAACTGGCCGGTCGCGGTGTCGAACACCCAGTCGGGCTGAAGCCAATCCAGCACGTCATAGTGGCAGGACAACAGCACGACCTGGCCGCCGGTGCGCCGCCACGCCTTGGCGAATGCACCGGCGCCGACGCGCGCAATCTGCCGATCGACCACCGAGCTGAACTCGTCGACGACCGTCAGCGCCGGCGCCTCGACGACCAAGCGCGCCAGGTTGGCGCGGAATTGCTCGCCGTTGGACAGGACGCCGTAGGGCCGCAGCCACGTCGGCACGCTGCCCAAGCCGACCGCCGACAGCGCGGCAGTGACCTCGTCGAAAGCGCCGGTAGGCGCGATCGCGTCGATGATTGGCGTGTCTGCCGGCCAGGCCGGAGAGTACAGCGGCGCGATCGAGCGCCCGATGCTGGTCTTGCCCGAGCCGGACGGCCCCACCGCGACGCCAATGCGCCAGTCCTCGTCGTCGATCGCCAGGTCCACATCCAGGTCGAAGGCGGCGCCCGAATCAACGTTGAAGAGGGATTTCACGCGCGCCGCGCGGTAGCTCTCTGCTTCCGGGCAGCGGTGTTGGATGGACACTTTCATACGGCCACCACCTTCAGGCGGTGGCCCTGTGCGCGCAGTTCGTCGAATACGCGCTGCTGATGACCTTCGTCATCGCACAGCACGATCACGCCGAAGCGCGGCTTGTACTTGAAACCGTTGGAGCCCGGCTGCTTACGCGCCGGCGCCGTGGTGATTTGGCCGTTGGCCTCCATGCCTGCTTTCCTCTGGGCTGGATGCTCGACGGCATGCTGGTTTGTGGCTCTCGGCGCTCTGGGCGCTCTCGGCCATCGAAAACGCGTTCACGGTCTTGCACCGCGAACATTTGATGCTGAGCCGGGCGTAGCCGGCGGCTTCGGCGAGCTTGCGCCCGCAGTTGACACAACGAACGGTTTCCATGTGAGCTAGTAATTTTGTGTTACCTTAGCCCCCGCCTGTACAGGTGGGACGGCCTCGGGTCGCTCACGGCCTTAACCCGTGGGTCGGCTGTCGGTCGCGCGGTTGCCGCCGCACGGCCGTCGCCGTCTTCTTTGGTTCGATTGGACTCGCCATGTCGCCACGAACATTGCTTTTCGCCTGTTGCCTTGCCGTTCTTACGGGCGCGGCATCGGCTGAATCCGACTCTCGACAAGCCGCCTCAGCCGGAAGGGCCACTTGGGCAGCGTTTGAGTGCCACGCCTTGGCAAATACTATTGGCGATTCGGCTGCGAGCGAACGCCTGTTCCTTCACGGCATTGCACAAGGGCGACAGTTCTTGAAAGACATGCAGGCGGGGCGCATAAATTCGAGCGACATCCACTCAGAAGTGCCTATGGGCGTCCTCGACTCACTGAGCGGCCCGAGCAGCGACTTCATCCTCGGCCGCATTTTCGAAAGTGCGACGCAGGTAGCCTTTCATGACTTCAAGGCTGCCAGCTTGGACAAGTACATGGATGAACGGCGCGCCTTTGCGCAAGCTAAATTCACGCAATCAAACTGCCGCCTGATCGGCAGATGACCAGAAATGCAAACGCCCCGGTTTTTGGCCGGGGCGTTTCGTCAGGTCGTAATTGCTACGAGTCTGGCGGGATTTTGCTCATCTTGATTCACATTGTCAAGCGGCGTCGGTGCAACATCCCCCTCCAGGTCCACCACGATGTCGGCGTCTCGCATGCGAATGTCCAGCCGCTGTAGCGCCGCCCGGCGGGCGCCATGCACCAGAACCCGGTAGGCGCTCGCGGGACGCTGCAACGCCGAGTACGGCAGGTCGAACCGATCGCACAGGTCGCGCAGCCGCGGCCGGCCACGCAAGATATGCGTGGTCAACAAGTCCGTCAGCTCCCGCTCGCGGCTGTCTGCCGGCGCGCTCGGGTTCAGCCACTCCGAGACCCGGCGTGCGCTGGCCGCGCCCTCTTCCCCCGTGCCGTATTGCGCCTGCAGGATGTGGAACCCAATCCCATCGCCCAGCGTGCGCTCCAGAACCTTGATGGTGAACACGGCCTGCGCATGCCACTCATGCGGCGTCAGCCCTGACAGAGCCTTGCGCTCATACTCCACGTCGAACCGCTCGCGCAGGGCCTCGCAGACCAACTGCGTCGGGTTCTTCGGCTCGATGGGCATGGCCAACATCAGGTAGGCAACGGCAATCGCGTGCTCGGGGCACGAAAACGTTCCGGCTTCACGCGGCATTCTTTACTCCTTTCAAATTCTCCAGCTCACAGCCTGGCTGTATCGGGCGGGTATAGACAGCCAAGCCCCACATGCCCGGCTCGTCACCCGATATGCTCTCCTGCCGTGCAAGGTCGTCCAGTAGCGCTTTTGCCAGTGCGTTCATGCCAGGTCACTCACCAGGTCCACGGCCCTAAACCAACTGCCAAGGCCCGCACCGGCCGAGGCCCCTGCCGTATCTCCGCGCGGCTGCGGTGACGCGCATTCGTCGCCAAGCACCCGCAGCATCAACGCCCCCAATGCCTGCGCCGTCACGTTCCCGCTGGCCGCTTCCGCGAAGTCCTTGCGGTTGTGCCGGCGCAGCCAAGGAATCACGCTGTCCGGCACAGGCTGGCCAGGCAACGCCGCCTTCAAGCGCCCAGCCAGGATGAACAGGCTTCGACGGTTGTGCATGCGAGCGGTGATGCCTGCCTGCTCCGCGTAGGCCGTGCCGTGGTGCAGATGGCAGTACCAGTCGGACACGCCGGTCGTGGTGTCAGCGATAGACCCGGGCAGCATGCAGCCCCTGACGCAGCACATGCCGTAGCCCTGGACCGGATGCTGATGGCGGGTCACCGCCGCGGATGCTTCGGCGTAGCTCATGCCCCTCGCTCCTGCTCATCGCGCCGGCGACGCAGCTCGGCGAAGATGCGGTCCTTGAAGGCCGGGTAGGACTCGCCGCCGCGGGCGAACATGCCCAGTTCACGGCCTTTGCGGTCGATGCCGCCGTCCGACATCCACCACCGGTCCGCGTCCTGCGCGGGCTTGTCGGCGACCTTATCCGGCTTGGCGGGCACGGCCTGTGCAGCTTGGCGCGCCCTGGTCAGCACCTTGGCCAGGTACGTCCAGGGGATCGGCTCCGGGACAGGCTTAGACTGTCGCGCAGCCTCGACAGCCGCCAACGCTTCGTCCTCGGTGAGACCGCTTTCGACCCATTCGCGGAAGTCGGGCCGGCCCGGCGCGACGTCAACGCCCTCGACGCGAAGTCGCTTGGCCAGGACGCCGCAGAGCGTCGGATCGGACAAGTAGCCGGGCGAGTTATCCACAGTCGGAGGCTCGCGCGCGCTACCCCCCCCTTCTTTTATATATGTCCCTGTCCCTGTCCCTGTCTTAGCCGTGACACCCCCGTGACTTTCCGTGTGACTTCCATGAGGTGTCACAGTGACAACCTTGTGTCCCTCCGTGACGACGATGGATATTCCGCGTGACGCCGCAACCTCGCGCAGGTGTGACGTACTCGTTCCCTTGGCCGGCAGAATCAAACCAACGTCACGCAGCGCCGCAAAGAGCAGCTTGCGGTCTTCCCGCTCCTCACGCTTGCGTTCGTTATCGCCATCCTTCGCGGCCTGGTGCTCCTCCCGCTTCGCCATGGCCTTGATGGCCTCCTCCGCGATCACCGGGTGATAGAGCCGCCCGTCGGAGCACTTCACGAAGCCGCGCAGGGCCATGCCCCTCACCTTGCGCCAGGCGGACAACTCCTTGCCGGCCAGGTGGGCCAAAATCCTGTCATCGTCAGGTAGCGATGCCGCGGGCTCCTGGTTCCAACTCTTGCACCACAGCCGCAAGGCCGTCTTGAACTCTTCGCCCGAGGAAAGCGCCATCATGTCGCTGTCCAGTAGGCGCTCGGTGTGCAGAGGCATGAACGGCAGGCCGCGCAGGTTGCAGTCTAGCGGCGTCAGGGGCGCAGGTAGCAGCTCAAAGTCTGTCATAGGTCACTCGCACACGTGTCGGGGGACACCGACCGAAAGGTGCCGTAGCCCTGCCGCTCCAACGCCATGAGCGCGGTGACAGTGCTATCCTTCCCGTCGAAGCGAGATACATCTCGCAACACCCGCTAAACCAGACCGCCCTATGTTGACGAAGACTGCGAAAAAAATTGCCAATTCGACGGACTTGCGTCGCTCGCAACGTCTGACGAGTTCGGATATATCGCCCAACTACTGGTGGGTGAGCCACAATCAAATGCATCGCCGAGAGCTCAGCGGCGGCTACATCTGGTGTCCCCAAACCAAGAAAGGCGGCGGGGCGAGAGAAACCTGGACCAACGTGTCCCGCGTGCGACGGGGAGACATCGTCTTTTCCTACGCAAAAACGAAGCTCCAAGCCGTTGGCGTTGCGCTTGGCGATGCACAGGAGGCAAGTGCTCCCAGCGAGGCGTATCACTCGTGGAACGATGCTGGATGGCGCGTGGCAATCCAGTGGGAATCCCTTGGATCCCCGTTGTCTCCCAAAGAGCATTGGGACGAAATCGGCGACCTTTTCCCTGCTGTCCATTCGCCACTGCGCGAGGATGGCGGCGGAAACATGACATACCTGGCGGCGTTGAGCGTGCCTCTGGGTTTGAAGCTGCTGGACCTGATCGGCATGACGGACGACGACGCCCTCGCGAACGTTGATCGAGAGATGGTCAAGGTGTCTGGCGTCGATAAGACTGAGGTTGAACGGGTCTACCAGGCGCGTATAGGCCAAGGCACGTATAGAAAGAACGTCATGTCCGTCGAACGCTCCTGCCGCGTAACGGGTGTCAGCAATGTGGATCTGCTCATCGCGAGCCACATCAGGCCGTGGCGTCAAAGCTCGAACCAGCAACGTCTCGACGGCAACAATGGCCTGCTTCTCTCGCCTCACGTCGATAAGTTGTTCGACTCGGCCTGGATATCGTTTTCCAATCAGGGAGAGATCCTGGTTGCCAGCGGCGAGGTTCGAGAAGTGCTCATCGCCTGGGGCATTGACCCAGACATGAACGTAGGACGATTCAATGAGGACCAAGAGAAGTACTTGGCCTACCATCGGGACGTCCTTTTCTCGGAAAAGGCCAAGCAACCAGCCCAGTCCCCTAGGCCGGGCAGGACTTGAACCGACTGGCCCATCCAGGCCAACGCCCGGTGTGGCGCTACTCTTATGCGTCTCAAAAAGACGCAGGCCGTCGACGAACATCGGCACCGTAGAGTAAAGACAATAGCTGTACTGAGAACAATCCAACCATCTCACGTAGATCCGCCACCAGCGATGAAACTCGACCGCGCCGTACAAAAAGTGATTCTGGATACACTCGCCTCGCGATATCCGGACTGGATGGGCGTTGACGCGCTGCTCTCCCATCTTGACTTCAACCTCGAGCACCAGAACAGGTTGGCCAACGTCTACTATTTGGAAGGCCACGGGCTTGTGGAAGCCAAAGGGAATCCCAAGGGAACGGAGGGCCAGGGCCTGCGCATCACCGCAAAAGGCCTCGATTTCCTTGAAGATGATGGCGGAATCGGTGCCATCCTTGGCGTGGTGACCATCAAGCTGCATGACGACACCATCAAGCATTTGATAGAGGCCAAGATCCTGGCATCCGATCTCCCTGCGGAGGAAAAACAGCGATGGACCGATCAGCTTCGATCTCTGCCCGCCAAGACCATAGAGCATCTGGTCATGAAACTGGTTGATAGGGGCCTTGATTCGGGGTCCGGAGTGCTCGCTACCTTGGGCGCCTACATCGGGATTTCCCAGTAGGACCCCAATCGACCATTTCGGAACCGGCCTGATGGTCGGGGCAATCGCAACTTGAACATGCGCAAAAAAAACAATGGTGCGACTCACAAGTCCGATGCCAGAGTTGCAATTTCCGACGTCAAGCATGTCCGATCCATCCCTGGTCGTACAAGTCGGGACGAATCCGAAACCTAGAATTGCCAACCAATTCGGCGGCCAGTTCCAGCCATATATGATCGGGATTCCCCAACCCCAACCATATGTGGAAGGAACTGACCATGACGACACAAACCGGACTCCAACGCAGAATCCTCGACACGCTTGCACGCGTGAAAGTGGGTACACCGAGCGCTCCAGCCGATACCGAGATTGCCTGGGAAGAAATACAAACGTTCGCTGGTGACGACGAGATCATCGCAGCTCTGTTAGGGCTGGAAGAGAAAGGCCTGATACGCAGCGGCCTAACGCGAGGAGTGGACGGCGAGTGCTCCATAAGTACGGGTGTGCTGGCCATCACGGATTACGGTCGACAAAGTCTGGCGCGCTAAATTTCTTACCCCAGCCGATCACGAGGTAGCCAAACGGTCGGCTCCACTCCGTCACACCGGCTGGCGGGACCGCGCCAGGAATGATCTCGGCCAACTCATATGTGAACCGCCCTGCGACATCGCCAACGGGTCGAAAGGTGGCATAGCCAATGTGGTTGCCGGCGCCATCACGTAGGCGCATGCCCAAGAGCGTCGGAGCTTCAGGGCGCATTTTTGGCCCCTCAAGCACCAGTCGAACGCCACCGCGGCCGGCAGGCTCGAGCCAGGTGTTGATATCGAGGTCAGCGTAGGTTCGGAATTCACGCATGGGAGGCTCCTTGCTGCGAATGGGCGCCCTGCCCCTCCCCCTTAAACTGGCTAGAGCAAGGCAATGAAGAAATCTGGTTCATTCGCAGCACCCTTCATGAAGGACTCGTTTCGCCTGCATATAAGCCACATGGGCGTCTTTCGCAGATTCGAACGTCCCAAGACTTTGAGTTCGGCCGTTGTGAACGATCGAAGCGCGAAATTTCTTCCCAACAGCATGCACGCCGAGAAATCCGGTCTTGTTATTCCGGTTTGGCCTACGAAGGTTGTGCGCATTCAGTCGCCTGGGAACGACACGAAGATTCGCAAGCCGGTTGTCGTCGCGAATGCCGTTGATGTGGTCGACTTCGCCCTCCGGCCAACCGCCGAACGCGATCAGCCAGGCGAGCCTATGAGCCTTGTAGAAGCGGCCGCACAGGCCGACATCTCTGTACCCTTGGCGGCCAAGCCGGCCAGCCTCCTGGCCAACAGCAATGCGCCGCCCGGCCGGCGCAATCCAGGTGAGTTTTCCGGTGTCGGCGTGGTAGGAAAGAACAGCTCTAACAGCTTCAGCCGTAAGCATCTTGCCTCCGTCATTCTTAAAATGGTTAAGCTCACACAAACCGTTCTCAAAGAAGGAGCTGGACATGGAAGAAACAAAGCCACTCAAGGAACTCGACTTCACGGACAAGTACTTTCCCATTCCTTTCGACGCTCCCATCACTGTCCAACTCGACCAGGAAACAGGGGCGATATGGATTCAGAACACCCAGCTTCATCCCTCCGTGAAGGGGGGGATAACGATGCGCGCAGTGTTTTCTCCGGCAGCTGCACGAGAACTAGCCTTGGCGTTGAAGCGCCTCGAAAGCGCTTTGGGCTCGCCGATCGAAGACCTGGCCAAGCCAGATTCCGTCCAATAAAGCTACGCATGGCTTGGCTCCTGCGGCGCGGCCGCGGCCAGCTCCGGCCAGAGACGCCCGTAGTCATTGGGCCGCAAGTCCTGGCGGCGGCATTCGCCATCGGTGATTAATTCAATGTCCGCAGCGATAAGGCCGGCGAGCTTATAGCCGTAAGCGACCTGGCGGAGGTATCCCACCGACGTGCCACGTTGGCGACAGCGCGCCTGCGCTTCCAGCTTGGGGGTCTTCCTCAACCACTGGAGCAAAGGCTCCACTGGCACTCTTGTTCGGGATAAGGGTTGTTGACTCATCCCTAAACATTACCTCAGGGTAATTATTTTGACAAGAAAAATTTACCTCTGGGTTGTTTACCTGCGGGTAGCTGTCAGGCAACACTTCACACCATGGAAATCGACGATATCTACGCAGTCCGCCTTCAGCGCTTTCGGACCCTGATGGACGACCGGTTCGGCGGCAAACAAGCCGCGATCGCTACTGCGGTTGGCAAGCCAGCCAACTATGTTTCCCGCATCATCAGCGGGAATAAAAAGCTGGGCGAAGAAATCGTCCGGGAATTCGAGACATCCCTGGACCTTCCCGCGTATTGGTTTGACGGGCTAACCGATACAACGGCATGGCCCTTCCCTAGCGTTAGCCGAGCGGCGTATGAGTCGCTTACGCCCGAACAACGCCGTGGCATCGAACAATGGGTTGCTAGGCAAGTGGAAGCATTCGGCGACACGCACACGCCGGGCGCGGGTAACTCCAAAAAGAGCGCCTAGGCGTCGACCGACGGCTGCATCAACGACTTCAGTCTACGTAGATCGGTTCCCCTGCAAGGGTAGGCTCGCGCTGCTGCGCAGCCGCGTCCTGAATTGCGTACCGCAATTGAACGATCTCTCTGCGCGTCAGAAAATCTGGCATCCCAATCGTGGCCAACAGCGCCAACGGGCCGAGCACCACTCCCCATAAGAACCAGCACGCTCCGCATGCCCCTTTGGCATTGGCGATGTGATGCGCCAGGAATGCTGAAACGAACCAGGAGGCCACCAATAGGATGGCCCAGATCGAAGTAAGCAGAAACGCCAACACCGTCATCTCACTCTCCTTGGAAGCTGAACCGCCAATGGGGAGCTAATCGTAACAGATTGATTCTTAAATCTCGTTCTATCTCCTAGACGCGGAAAGGGTCCTACTTTCGCTTCCCTCTAAGATTACCTACAGGTATTCCTATAATATTTACCTACAGGTAATTTTTTAGGAGACCACCATGGAAGTTACCCAAACCGTCAGCGCATGGCTGGCGCCCACCAGCCGGATCTCGCCCGACGAGATCACCGATCCGAACAAAGTCTGCCTCGGCGACCTGTCCTACACCAACCTGGACATGACCGATTGCGGCTACACGCTGATCGGCAAGGCCCGCATCACCCTGGCGCTGCCTGACCGCGACCGACTGATCGATTCCAAGGTGGCGTCGATGCGCGCGGAAGTGAAGAAGATCCGCGCCGAGGCCGAGGCGAAGGCCTGCCACATCGAAAACCAGATCAGCAACCTGCTGGCGATCGAACTCAGCCCGGCGCCGGCATCTGAATCTGACCGCACCGAGGGGAACTGACATGTCCAGCATGACGATTCCCACCCCGTGCGGCACGGCCGCGATTCTTCGCCCCTACAACGACGAGGAACGGCGCGCAGAGCTGATGCGAGACCTCGGCGGCGACGTGCATCTGGCGCTGTGCCGCGATCAGTTGATCCACCGCGAATACGACTTCAGCCAGCGCGCCGCCGAAGCGCTCTACGCCGCGACCGAGAGCAACCAGCCGGCCGAGGACGCATTCGCGCTGGTGGTGCGCTCGGTCGTGGCGCGCGACCCGCTCGCCGTGGTGGGGCTTCTGTTCCGCCAGTGGCTTGACCTGGCAGTCCGGCAGTTGACCTCCGACCTCGCGGACCGCTGCGAAGACGGCCAGCGCGTGACTTTCGGGGCCCGCCAATGACCGCCCTGCTCCTCTTCATCCTGGGCGGCCTGTGCGCCGCCTATCCCCTGGGCCTGCTCGGGGACGCCTGGATGGCCTACCGGCGGAGGTCTGCATGATCCGCCGGCTGCGCAATCTTTGGCACCGCGCCCGACTTTCCGGCCGAGACCTGGACTTCGCCGGCGTCGCCGCGATCTTCGCCGGCGCGGTGGTGCTGCTGGCCAGCGGCACGGTCGGCCCAACACGGGATGCCCACTCCCCCACTCCTAACGCCCAGGACGGGCGCCCGACGGCATACGCCGCGAAGGACTGATCGTGAACGCTATTTCTGAACCTATCGCCCTGGATCGCACACGCTTCCTCGGCGGCACCGACATGGCCGCGCTGTACGGCGTCAGCAAGTGGAAGACGCCCCTGCAGGTGTGGACCGAAAAGACCCGCCGTGACGCCTATCGCGAAGACGACCCGGCCAAGACGAAGGTGCTCAACCGCGGCAAGCGCCTTGAACCGGTCGTGGTGGCCATGCTACGCGAGGACTACGGCCTAGACGTTGTCACCGTGAACGAACGCTACACGCACCCCGACCACAGCTTCCTGTCGGTCGAGATCGACTTCGAGTGGCGCGTCACCGAGCAAGCCCTGGCGGCTTTCCCCTGGCTCGCGCCGCTCGAGCTGGGCTCTATCCAAAACGGCGAGGTCAAGACTGTGCATCCGTTCGTCGCCCACGAGTGGGGTGACATGGGAACCGACGACGTACCGATTCACTATGCGGCGCAGTCCATGACCGGGCTGGCCGTGACAGGCCGCGAGGTGTGCCTCTACGCCACGCTGGTAGGCGTGGACGACCTGACCTTCTACGCCGTGCGCCGCGATCAGGAGACGATCGACGCGATAGTCGCCAAGGCCGCGGACTTCTGGACCAACCACGTCCTGACCGACATCCCGCCCGATCCCGAAACGTTCGACGACCTGAAGTTTCTCTACGCCCGCGACAACGGCCAAGCGATCGAGGCAACCGACGAGATCCTCACCCAGCTCGCCGAATTTCGCGAGCTCAGCGACCAGGCCAAGCGCATCGAGGAACGCCGTGACGAGCTCAAGTTCGGCATCCAGACGTTCATGGAGCCCAACGCCATTTTGACGGCCAAGGGCGAGCCGGTCGCCACCTGGAAAAGCCAGTCCGCCAGCCGCCTGGACGGCAAGGCCCTGGCGCTGGCTCACCCCGATATCGCCGCCTCCTACCGCACCACTTCCGAAACCCGAGTCTTCCGCCTGAAAGGAGCGAAGAAATGAGCGCATCCAAATTGAAAGCCGTGGCCACCGGCCAAGCACAGACCCAGCAACTGGCCAGCATGAAGCCGAAGGACCAGATCGCCCACCTGCTGGAAAAGCGCAAGGGCGAGATCCAGAAGATGCTGCCCAAGCACCTTTCCGCCGACCGCCTGCTCAAGGTCGCGCAGATCGCCGCCACCACCACGCCGGCCCTGGCCGAATGCGACATCCCGTCGCTGGTGGGCGCCATCGGTCAATGCGCGCAGATGGGGTTGGAGCCCAACACCGTTCTGGGCCATGCCTACCTCGTCCCCTTCAACACCAAGCGCAAGGACGCCGGCGGCAATGAACGCTGGGTGAAGTCGGTGCAGGTGATCGTTGGCTACAAGGGCCTGATCGACCTGGCCCGCCGCTCCGGACAGATCGTGAGCATTGCCGCCCACGAGGTCTGCGAGAACGACACCTTCGACCTGGTGTACGGCCTGGACGAGAAGCTGGAACACCGGCCGGCCATGGGCGACCGTGGCGCTGTCACCGGCTTCTATGCCGTGGCGAAGCTCGTAGGCGGCGGCCATGCCTTCGAATTCATGAGCCTGTACCAGATTGACCAGATCAAGGCGGCAACGCAAAGCAAGGGCGCCTATGGCCCCTGGAAAGACAACTTCGTGGAGATGGGCCGCAAGACCGTGATTCGCCGGCTGGCCAAGTACCTGCCGCTGTCCATCGAATTCCAGAAGGCGACGGCCCTCGACGAAATGGCCAGCAGCGGCCGGGACCAGCATCTGGACGACAACACGCTCGACGGCGATTTCATCTTCGCCCAGCCCGAGCCCGGAACCGGGGCGGACCAGGCAGAGGAAGGTGCCGGCGCGCCGCAACAGCTTGCCTATGACCCGGCGCCTGTGCTGGCGCAGATCACCAGCGCCACAAACATCGACGCCCTGGATCTGGTCGCCGACGGCTTCCGAGACGCGCCGGACGAGCACTACGACGCGCTCAAGAAGGCCTACGACGCCCGCCGAGCGGCGCTGGATTCTGCCGCTTAACCGTTCTCCCTGGGCGGCGCCTCACCAAACGGAGGCAACCCCTGGCGCCGCCCGCCCCATTACCCAGCGATCTCAAAACCCATAGGTGAACACATGGGAGCATTTTGCGTATACGGAATGACCGAGCAGCTCGCGAAGAAAGCCGCTGAGCGGGCTTGGCAAAAATATAAGGAATCCATGACCGCGGATGTTCGCGCGTGCCTGCGGCCATCCGACCAGGCCGACTGGATCAAGGTCAAAACGGAATACCACCTGGCCAAGGGCAATCCCGTCCAGCTCTCGGCACCATTCGACGCACCGCAGTTCGCCCGCGAGTTCATCAAACTCGCCGCGGCCACCGGACGAACCTCCCGGCTGTGCATCATGCAGCGCGGCCCGAAGCTCGACCAGCACGGTGCGCCCCGTATCAGCAAGGCCACCAAGCGCCCGATGATCACCTGGGTTCCCTATACGCGATAGCGCACACCCGCATCACCTATCCCTATCGGAGCCTACATGGCCAAGAAATCCAAAGACGTGTACGGCGCGGACGGCCAGAGCAACCTGCTCACTTTCGATCCCGCCAAGTTGACCCTCGTCACAGACGAATCCAGCCCGCTCTATGACAAGCGCGTGCATCTGCCCGTGAATGAGGCACTGGCGCGGAACATCGACTACCAGGGCGTGTTGGAACCCGTGGCGGTTTCCAAGAACCCCGAGACGGGCGACACCGAGGTCGTGTTCGGCCGGCAGCGTGTAAAAGCCGCGGTGCTCGCCAACCAGTGGCGCCGGGAACGAGGTGTGCCGGAGCGACTGATTCCCGGCATCGTCTACACGGGCAAGCGCGAGAACGCCCTGGACGCGATCGTCAGCGAAAACGAAGCCCGCACTGCGGATACTCCGCTGGGGCGCGCCGAGAAGATGCGCCAACACCTGGCCTTGGGCAAGGGCGAAGATCAGATTGCGGTCATCTACAACTGCACGGTCGCCACGGTCCGCGACACCCTGGCGCTGCTGGATAGCCCCAAGGCCGTGCAGAACGCCGTCGAAGCGGGTCAGATCACCCTGACCCATGCCAAGGCACTGGTGAAGCTCAAACCCGATGAACAGCGCGCCAAGGTGGCCGATCTGGTGCGGGCCGGCCAGGGCGCCAAGCCTCACGAGCGCAGCCGCAAGCAGGCCGCTGTGATGGGTGAACGCCCTCGCGTGAAATCCCGCAAGCAGATCCTGGCAGCGCAGGAACAGGCCCAAGGCGACTATGCCGCCGCCCTGCGTTGGGTTTTGGGCGAAGTAGAAGATGTCGCCTGATGAACAATCCAGCCCCGATATTGAGCACGACAAGGATGGCTACGCTCCCCCCAGCGAACCATTCTTCTCAAGCCACTTCTACTTGCTCAAGCAATTTTTCTAATGACTCGGATACCCGTGGGCGGACTCAGCACCTCTACCTCATAAATGCCCGAATAACCCGGGTAGCTTCGTATGAGCCCAGTCGCGCTGTACATCGCATCATCGGACTCCTGCACACGCTCGCCTCCAGCGATGATGCCTCCCATCTCAACAACAACATAAATCCCGGGCTGGAGATACGGTCCAAGATTGAGCACCTCTTTTTCTGTCAATGCACGGTCCGATAGCGCCATATCAATCTCACCTTTCAAAAAAATATGCGAAGGCCGAGTGTACTCGTAGGCGCCCACCAATCCGTTCGGTAACGCTCTCTTTAGCCCCGATATTGGAGTTATGCAAAAGGATCTCACGCAATGCTTACCCTATCAGCCAAAGAGCTCGTTGCGGTTACCGGTAAGTCCAGAAAGTCCGCACAAATTGTCGTCTTGAGGGATTTAAATGTTCCCTTCAAAATCAGGCCTGACGGTACCCCTGTCGTATTGCGGGCAGCGTTGGAGGCCGCGTTAGGCCATGCGCCCAAGAACCAAGGACCGACACCTCCCCGCGTGCGTGTACCAGAAGCACGGCGCGTACTGGTACGTTAAGGGCGGAAAGTGGCGCAAGATCGGCGCCGATCTACACAGCGCGTTGACCGAATATGCTCGTATCGTCTCCGCCCCAAAGGACGGCATGCCGGCATTGATCGATGACGCCCTTCCGATACTGACAAAAGACGTCGCCGCCTCGACTCGCAAGCAATACGAATACTGCGCAGTTCAGCTCAAAGAGGCTTTCGTCGACTTCTATCCGAACCAAGTACGCCACGGTGACGTTGTGGAGCTGCTGGACGGCTACGCCGATCGAAGAGCCCTGGCCAATCGAATGCTGACCGTACTGAAGCTGGTCTTCCAGTGGGCCTTGGACCGCGGCCGGGTAGAAGCCAATCCATGCGTCAGCGTGAAGCGCTTCGTTCAGAAGCCGCGAGACCGGCTAATCACGCCCAAGGAATACGCAGCCATCTACGAGGGCTGCCCACCTTGGCTCCAATGCGTCATGGATCTTTGCTACTTGACCGGCCAGCGCATCGGCGACGTGCTGAAGATCGAGGATGGCCACCTTCGTGACGAGGGGCTGTACTTCGAACAGCAGAAGACGGGAAAGCGCCTGGTGGTCGCATGGACACCGGAATTGCGCGCAGCGGTGCGTCGCGCCCAGGGCCTCCGCGTCGCCCCCACCAGAACGCCGTACGTCCTCGGCGGCCGCGGGGGCAACCTCCGGCTCCATTCCAACGTCTGGCGCATCTTCAAAGACGCCGCGGTCAAGGCCAACGTCCCCGACGTGACCCTGCACGACTTGCGGGCAATGGCGGGCACGGATGCTGAATCCCAAGGTATCGACCCAAGTGCCCTACTCGGTCATTCGGATCCCCGAACGACCCGAATCTACCTGCGCGACAAGCGCCCTAAGCTTGTGAAAGGGCCGACCAGAAAGGCTGTATAAGCGCACCGTTCAGGGCGTCGAGTTTTAGACATCTAATTGACGCCCAAGCGCAAAGCCTTTATTTATGCGGCTCTCCGGCCTATAGATGTATTCCGTCATGCCCTGCCCTGCCTGACGCTGCAAATATCCCGACACTGCCGCTCTCCGCTCGCGATGAATGAGGGTCACAGTGTCGACGCAGCCGCAGGGCGCCACAATTCGCGGATACCGAGCTGGATCAAAACATCGCACCATCCGGCCGAGTCGACATCGGCCCAGGACAACGCCCAAAAAAATGTTGTAACCCCTTAATTTCCATCGGGTTTTCCCTATTGCCCAGGCCCCAGGGCGGCAGTAGATTGAAGTTGCCGGGCTGTCTGACACCCATCGCGTGCGAAGCCGGGCAGGAGCGCCTCAGACTCATCGCGAGCTGGGGCGCTCTTCCATTGCGCGGCCCGCAAACGGGGGGCCGGCGCGCCGGCGGCATTACAAAATCTATACACAGTCGCCCAATCCCCTCACAGGGCCATGGCTAGCATTGCGTCTTTCGTTGCCCGATTCGATTGACGACCTATGCTTGCCTACGCCCCACAGCCCAGGGCCTCGCGCCCCGTGCAGGGCGCCGCCGTCCGCAATCCCGCCATCGACGCCCTGCGTGGCCTGGCGATCCTGTGCGTCGTGCTGCTGCACGTGCAGATCCACATCCCGCAAGAACAGAGCCTGCTGGGAAAAGTGCTGCCGCCCGCCCTCTTCAACCTCGTCTTTCGCAGCGGCTATTACGGCGTCATCATTTTTTTCGTGATCTCGGGCTTTCTCATCACGCGCGCAGCCCTCGAACGCTGGGGCAGCCTGGAAGCCGTCCCCTGGAAACCGTTCCTGCGACGCCGGATCGCCCGCATCTACCCCTGCCTGGCTTTGCTGGTATTGATACTGGCCGGCCTGCACTGGGCCGAGGTCCCTGGCTTCGTCGTCGACAACACCAGCCTCGCCCGGGCTGCGGCCAGCGCGCTGGCGCTGCATCTGAATTGGCTGGAAGCCCAGGTCGGCTACCTGCCCGCGGCCTGGAACGTGTTGTGGTCGCTGTCCATCGAAGAGGCGTTCTACCTGGCGTTTCCGCTGATCTGCATGCTGGCGCTGGCTGCGGGCCGGCGCGCACTGGTCGTAGCGCTGCTGCTGTTCGTGGTGCTGGGTCCCTTCGCCCGGGTTGCCCTCAGCGCCAACGAAATCTGGGCCGACCATGCCTACCTGTCCGGCATGGACGGCATCGCCATCGGCTGCCTCGCGGCCTTGTACGCCGCCTGCCCCGCCCGCTGCGCGCGGCACGGCCGCAGGCTGCTGCTTGCCGGCACCGCGCTGTTCTCACTGGTGTTCCTGTTGCGCAAGACCACCCACATGCTGGGCCTGACGGGCCTGGGGCTGAACGTCACGCTGCTGGAGATCGGCGTGGCCTGCCTGCTGATAGGCTGGAGCCGTCCGCGGCGTGCGCCACGTCCCAACGCCATCGCCGCCGCGCTGCGCTGGGCCGGGCAAAACAGTTACGAGATCTACCTCACCCACATGTTCCCCGTGCTGCTGCTGGCGGCCGCATCGTGCCGCAATTCCGGCGGCGTCGTGTCGACCTGGTGGCGGGCGGGCGCGCTGACCGCGGCCAGCGTGCTGGTGATCCTGCTGTCGGCCATGCTGGGGGGATTGGTGGCGCGCTATTATTCGACGCCCATGCGCCACTGGCTGGCCCGGCCCGCCCCACGATGAAGCGGCGGACGGCTACTCTGTTCCACGCGGTGCGTCTGGCGCCGCTGGCACCCATCCGGCAAGGCCACCGTGAAAAAGCATAGGATCGGTTATCCTCCGCAGCAAAAACCACGAGGATGAATCGAACGTGAGCACCGCTCATTCCTTCCAGACCGGCAAACTGGCGTTGGTCCTGTCCAATCGGCTGGGTGATACGTTATATCAGATGACCCTGGCCAACAATCTGCGCAAGGCCGGCCGCGACCTCACCGTGTATGGCGTGCACGGCCACGCCTTGCGGGAATGGTTTCCCGACTTCGATATCCAGCCCCTACCCGCGGACATCGACGGCCTGGCGGGATACGACACCATCGTGCAAATGGACCCGGACAGCCCATTCGACGGCCTGACCCGCGTCTGCAGGCGTTTTCTCAGCACCAAGGAATGGGGCAAGATCCGGGCGGCGCCGCGCAGGCATGCCTCGCCCAACGGCATCCTGGATGAATTCCGCCGGTTCTCGGTCGACGCCTTCGGCCTGACCGAATGGAGCGACGACAACGGACTGCGCGCGCCCGCGCGCTTCAAGGCCCGCCTGCACGACAAACGCGTAATCCTGCACCCCACCTCGAGCGAAGCGGAACGCTGCTGGACGCCGGGAAAATACGTCCTGGTCGCCCGTCGCCTGCGGGCCATGGGCTATGAACCCACCTTCGTGCTGGCGCCGTCCGAACGCGCGTTCTGGCGCCCGCTGCTGGAGCAGGCCCATGCCAGCCTGGTGGAAGCGCCCTCCATCGACGGTGTCGCCGCGCAAGTCTACGAGTCGGGCTGGTTCATCGGCACCGATTCCGGGATCGGCCACCTGGCCTCCTGTTGCGGCCTGCCGACGGTGACCATCGTCGACCGCCCCCGCAATATGCCGCGCTGGCGGCCGGCCTGGGCCGACAGCATCATCGTCAAGCCGTGGTGGCTGCCCCTGCGGACCTTGCGCCGCAAATATTGGCGCGAGGCCACCACGGTGGCCGCGGTGATGCGTTGCTTCGGACGCATGGTGCATCGCCAACGCCGCTGAGCGGGAAAACAAACAGGCCGGTTGTCGACATGTCGGCAACCAGCCTGGCTCGGCAAGGCCGATTGCCGACCCGCGCACGAGACTTCTTCCTGAATGTCGTTATCGCGTCAGGCTACCAGCGCCCTGCTTCTGACCATCCTCGCCTCGTCCATCGCGGCCTCGTAAGCGCTCAACGTCTCGGCCATCTTCTGGGACAGTACCAGGTGACGGTCGGCGAACGCCCGCGCCTGCTCTGCAATGCGGGCGGCCTGCTCCGGATGCGACCAGATCCACGCCAGTCGTTCGGCAAAACCGGCGATGTCACCCACCGGCGCCAGCCAACCCGTGCTGCCAGGGTGAACGATCTCCGGCAATCCCCCGACCGCGCTGGCGACCACCGGACAACGCGCCGCATAGGCTTCCGGCACGACGCGGGACCAGGCCTCGTTGACGGATGGCACCAGCACCGCGTCGGCGGCATGGATGACACTGGCGATATCCTCGCGATGTCCGGCGAATGTCACGCACCCGCCGATTCCCAGTTCCGCCACCAGCTCGTGCAGTTTCTGGCCATACGCCATGGTGCCGCGTGTCGGCATGCCCACCACCAGGGCGTGCGCCGGTAATCCGCGCTGGCGCAGCAGATGCACCACGCGCAGCAGGTCCTCCTGGCGTTTGTCCGGGCGCAGCATGCCGATGGTCGCGACGACGAACGCGGCCGGATCCAGCCCCAGCTCGCGCCGGGCCGCCTGGCGCCGCTCCAGCTTGTCCCCGCCCACGAAAAAGCCATGGTCGGCCCATTCCCCAACGACACTGATACGGTCCTGCGTGGCAAAGCCCGCCGTGACGATATCCTGGGCGCCCCCCTGGCTGGTGGTGATGACGCGGTGGCAGCCCAGGCGCCATTCCAGCCGTCGCCGCCAGCAGGTGCCCAGAGGGCGGGCGAAGTGCCAGGTCCGTACCAACGAGCACAGGTCGCGGCATAGCGCGGTCGCCTTGGCGTCCGACGTGCCGTGCGCATCGATGACCTGGATGCGCAGATCCTTGACGAGCCGGCGCAGCTTGAGCATGCCCGACCACGAATACGGCGAACGGAAGTTCATGCCGATGGTCGCCAATCCCCAACTGCGCGCAAGCTTCAGGGTTTCGCTTTCAGGCGGCGCGGCAATCGCCACAGCGTGGCCCTGCTCCCGCAGCCAGCGGGCCTGATCCAGGACGCGAAACTCCAAGCCACCCAGGTTCGAGCCGGAAAGCGTGTGCAGGATTTGCAT